AAGACCGACGCTGTTAATTTGGGGTTAAAGAGAATTTTTAGATAACGTAAAACAAGATAGAAAGGAGCTAAATAATGCCAATAAGTGAAGTGTATAATATCGACCGAATGGATTTCTTGAAGAAATTTCCAGATAACTTTTTTGATTTGATTATAGATGATCCTCCCTATGGAATTGGAGAAGATGGCTCAAAAAATAGTTCTCGGAGTAAAATCGCTATGTCAAAGTCTTATGCCGCTTATTCTGAAAATGATAAAGAAGCTCCCCCTGAAGAGTATTTTAAAGAACTTATTCGAGTTTCTAAAAATCAAATCATTTGGGGTGCAAATCATTTTATAAGTCGAATCCCAATTGATAGTCATTGTTGGATAGTTTGGGATAAGGATAATGGAGTAAATGATTTTGCAGATTGTGAGCTTGCTTGGACATCATTCCGAACGGCTGTTAGAAAATTCAAATACAGATGGCATGGAATGCTTCAAGAGAACATGAAAAACAAAGAAGTTCGTATACACCCAAATCAAAAGCCGGTTGCATTGTATGGTTGGTTGCTTAACAATTACGCCAAACCCCGTTATAAGATTGGAAGTCCTCACATGGGTAGCCAGAGTGATAGAATTGCAGCGTATAAACTTGGTTTTGATTTTTGGGGCTGTGACAAGGATGAATATTATTTTAATACTGGAGATGAGCGATTTCGTTCAGAGTGCTTTGGAGAAACTAGAACAAGTAAAGGAGTATTAATTCAGCCAAGTTTATTTGGCGTATAACAATATAGATATGAGCAAGATAAAGAAAACTATCCATGTATATAGCGAAGGTGAATATATGGGAAATATAATGTATAGTTATCGTATTCCTTCTTTTTCAGAAGAAGAGTTGGAAGATGAAATATTAAGGCGTTTCCCTAATCTTAAAGGGAAACGTTGGACTTTGAAATTTAGCTAATAACTAAGTAGAAAGGAATCAAATGAAAATAGCTCATGGTAGTTTATTCAGTGGTTTTGACGCTCCCAGTGTTGCAGCTTCATGGATGGGATGGGAAAACTCCTTCCACTGTGAAATAAACCCTTTTTGCAACGAGATATTAAAATACTGGTTTCCTAATTCAGAACATTATGAAGATATTACGAAAACAGACTTTAGACAATGGAAAGGAAAAATCGATGTCCTCACAGGAGGGTTTCCTTGTCAACCTTTCTCCCTTGCAGGTCAAAGAAAGGGAGCGGATGATAACCGTTACCTCTGGCCGCACATGCTCCGTGCTATACGGGAAATCCGACCCGCTTGGGTTATTGGTGAAAACGTTGCTGGAATCCTCACGATGGTTCAGCCCGGCGAAGAGGTTGAAGTGGGAAGCCAAGACACTCTTTTCGGAGAAGATAACAGAAAAAGAATATTGTTACGACAAGAATACGTCGTCGAAACCATCTGTAAAGACCTTGAGCGAGAAGGATATTCCGTCCAACCGTTGCTTATTCCGGCTTGTGCCGTCGAAGCGCCCCATAGAAGAGACAGAGTGTGGTTTGTTGCAAGAAGGTTACAAGACGATTGTAACGAAGCACGGGAAAGAGATAATTGTGGACACAGAAGATTACGATTTTCTGAATCAATGGGCTTGGAAGGTGAACAATTCGGGGTATGCGTACAGAACAATCAGAACAAAGGAAGATGGAAAGAAATGGAAGACTATCTTAATGCACAGATTGATTTGCTGTGCGGAGCAGAGCGAAGAAATAGATCACATCAACAGGAACAAGTTAGACAACCGAAAGTCGAATTTAAGGATAGTTTCACATTGGGAGAACTCACACAATCGCTACAAAGGCACAGGTGTGAGGAAACCAAAAGGGAGGAACAAATGGTTTGCTCAAATTTACGTGAACAACAAAAGATTTCACTTAGGTTGCTTCAATACAAAAGAGGAAGCGATAGCGGCAAGAATCAATGCGGAGAAAACACTATTGCCCACTGTGCAGACTCAGGGACTGAAGATGTGCGACGAAAACGGGAAGACAAGGTTTTATCCGATAGAATTGCTCCCGACACCAATGGCTACGGATATTTATCATCCGGAACGTGTGAGGAATCTGAAAGATGCAGGTGCGGAAACGATGGCGAGTCGAAAAAACGGAAGCAATCGCCCGAATGGTATGATGGACTTCATGGATTTCCACGGAATGCTAGGGGAACATTGCTCGCAGAATGGTGGCAAAACTTCCCAACTCAATCCCCTGTTTGTCGAGGAAATGATGGGCTTCCCTTTGATGTGGACGACCTTACCATTCCTTTCACAAAATGGAGACGAGAATCAATTAAAGGATATGGAAACGCCATAGTTCCACAGGTGATTATTGAAATTTTCAAAGCGATTGAAGAAATAGAACAATCAACGTAAAACGAGATAGCGAAGAAAGTATTGAAAGAACTTAAAACGGATGATTAAAATGAATCGTGAAGAATACAGGCAACTATGCAAGCATTACAGCCCATACAGCGGTCAATGCTATAAGAAGTCAATTATTACGGGAGTTGCCAACAATGTGCATATAAATATGTCATGTGACGGTAAATGTGCCCGTATGAGTAATTATGATAAGAAAAATACAGTAGTAATATATGGAAACCGTAGAACTAATAATTAAAATAGCATTATTCATCCTCAATGTTTCAACTGTTGCTTTCATTGTAATCATGATAAGCAAATGGCACAAACGTATGGAGGACAAGCTGGATAAGATTAAAGAATACACACGTAGGGTATCTGACCGTAACGATGTGGTTTTACTCAACCAGCTTCAATTGTTAAAATGTAAGTTGATTGAAGAAGAACGTTATGAGGAAGCTGACAAAATCAACAAGTGTATTGAAGAAGAATTTAAACGAATAAATAAATATGAACAACATTAATCTGAACGTCCTCCGTGACAGGGCATACAAAACCGCTTGCGAGCATGGATTTCATGATACAGAACTGAGCAATGAACACCTTCTTTGCCTTGTTATATCTGAACTGATGGAAGCTGTAGAAGCGGACAGAAAGGGAAAACATCCTAATGTAATGCAATTCGATAGGGGTATCTCATATCCTATGAACGATTTTAAGAAGGTGTATGATTACTGTATTAAAGGCACTGTAGCCGAAGAATTAGCTGATGTAGCTATTCGTTTGCTTGACTTGGCAGGGCTTCGCAACCTCAATCTTAATAGGTTTGCACTTGTAAATGTAGTGTCTAAAAAGAAAACATTTACTGAAAATATCTATGCCATCGTAAAAGATATAATGAATTATAAATATTCATTGGAAGAGCAGGTTAACTATGCGATTACACAGGTGTTTGTCTTGGCGGATATGCTTGGTATAGATTTGCTATGGCATATTGAGCAAAAGATGAGATATAACGAGTTGCGTCCAAATATGCACGGGAAGAAGTATTAACTATAAAATCAAATAAAAATCATAGAAGAAATAGAGAAATATATGAGTAAAAAGAAAGTATATATCAGCCTGCCAATTACCGTGTGAGACATAAAAGACGTTGAAGCAGAATGCGCATCTGCTTCAACGTAAATAGAAGTACTTGAATTTGACCCCGTATCCGACTTAGAGGTACCTCCGAATTTCGATGCGAGTTATGAAGAGAACATATGAAGGAATGTAGCTGTAATTTACGGGAAAGAGGGATTACTTCCCACTGACGAATTGGAACATTACGAAAGTATAACTACAAACAACATACAATGAAGACAACAGATTTGAAAATAGGCGACATCGTACAGATTAAACTGCCATTGCCAAAAGGCGACCGCATTTCCATTCCCATGCAGGTGGTAGGCATTTTCTCCCAATTAAGCGGGATAAGCCCCAAGGACACGGTTTATCTCGACTTTGAAGGGAACGAGGGGGATATTTGGGAAGAAGAGGTACAGAACTTAGTGTTTGCAAATAGCGACAAAGAGAAGTCTGGTAATTGAATTGCATATTCAGACATTACTGTACACCGTCACCGACCGACAATAGTCCATATACGGAAGATTGTAGGCTGGAATTGTTGCAAAGCTACTAAAAGTTAAATATCTGATTATAAGCAAATTAACCATATAAACATTTGGCTAATTCATTGAAAATTAGTATCTTTACAATACAAAAAGAAACCAATAATACTAACAATTAAAAGATAATAGCAATGAAAGTAACAAAGAAGGATTCTAATAAAATGAAATTCATCAAAGGATTATCAACAGAAGATTATTCATTGTATTACACTTACAATAGAATAGATGAGGTTCAAGAAGTTATCCGTGGCCACTACGGTTTACCTTCAAAAGACACTCCTAAAGCAGTCAAGGTTTCTGGGATAGATGGTATCTTGTTCATGACAAAAAGCTCGGGTATTCTTGTAGATTACCTTTGCAAAGAAAATGATGGTAAGTTTGAACTATATGAGATGAGTCTTAAGGCTTACAATGGATACGAAAGATACATGAGCGATTTAATGGTAGCGTAAGTTTAACCAGTAGTTTTTTGTCTACACAGTACATAAGAGCAATGAAAGAAAAAGTAGCTATCTGCAAATCTCCATCAGGGACAACATACGGATACATCTATAAGAAAGATGGTTGTTTCGGATATTATATGTGTGGTTCATCAATACCAGAAAAGATTGGAAGTTTGGAAGATGTTGAGAATTACGTGAAAACAGATTGGGAACTAAATGTCAAAAGAATGGCAAAGTATAGAAATTTATAAATAATAAGAGCAATGAATACTTATCACAAATTCTGTCCAAATGTATTTTTGGCAAAGTGCACTGAAAAGCATGAAAAAGGAGAAGTTATCGAGGTAACCACCAAGTACGGTAAAGAGAATGAAAGTATCGTCTTTAATCTTGTATTTGAACGTGATGGATTTTTCTACTACTCAATCGTCAGAGCCGACGGTTTTAATGTTCAGGAATGGGCAAAGCAAAGAGCAGAGCGCAGGCGTGAATGGGCTGCGTCAGCGGAACGTAAAAGTAAAGAATATTTTGATAAGTCTAATAAGGATAGGGATTTCCTTTCACTTGGAGAGCCTATCAAGGTCGGGCACCATAGCGAAAGATGGCACAGGAAAGCAATAGAAGATGCTTGGAACAATACGGGTAAAGCGGTTGCTTATTGGGATAAGGCACAAGAACACGAAAATAAAGCTGCATATTGGGATACTAAGGCTGAAACAATCAATCTTTCAATGCCAGAGAGCATTGATTTCTATGAGCATAAGTTAGAAGTGGCTAAAGAATACCATGAGGGTGTAAAGTCCGGTAAATATCCGCGTGAACACGCTTATACTCTTACTTATGCTAAAAAGGCGGTTAATGAGGCACAAAAGAATTACGAACTTGCTAAAAAGTTGTGGGGATAGGATTTATGATACAGTTGATATTAGAAGAAAGGATGAATTAATACCTGTCAGTGAATACGATGATATTATATGTAGTTTTAGTGGTCAAATTATAAATTATACAGCATGAAAGCAAAGATAAAGAAAACAGGAGAAACCATAGAAGTATGTCACTTGAACGTAAGATTAGGAAATGGAATTATAGCGAAAGGGTATGTGAACGTATCTGATTCAGAAGATGTATATGATTGTGACGAGCTTGAAATAATACAGGAAAAGTCCGATTGTATTGATTGGGAGCAGCGAAGGTACGAAATAGCTAAAAATATATATTCCCGTAATTATGGAGACAGTGAAATAACGGCTAAGGAGCGTGCAAATATCGCAGTTGAGCGTGCAAATATCCTTATTGCAGAATTGAAGAAAGGATGCAACAATGCAAACGATTAAGTTTAGAGGAAAGAGCCTTAATACCGGCAACTGGGTATTTGGAGATTTACGGCAGAGTGGTAAAAGGAAGTTTGTCGAATATGAAGTTAATCCTGACACCGTAGGAAGGTTTGTCTGCCTGTATGATAAGAATGACAAAGAAGTGTATGAGCATGATTACATTTCTATCATCTACAAGTACGAACACATTACCAATAAAGGAACAACCATCCCCGATCAAGATTGCATCTGTGAAGGAGAAGTTGTTTACATGGACAACTTCGCTTGCTTCGGATTGCGTTTGTATAAAGCAGAATATCCGATAAGTCAAGAATTGAAAGAGTGTCCGTACCTTACTATTCCTCTTCTCCAGTTTGATTTGGATGCCGATAGTATTGATGTGCTTGGAAACACGTTTGATAATCTAGAATTGTTAAAATGAATAGAATATGGGAACGAAAACGAATAAAGCAATCTCATTACTTCAGTGCGGTGATTTTAAAGCCGCACTGGCAATCTTCTCCACCTTTCGTATTGGATTTACCAAAGAAGAGCAAAGAACCTTGAAAATAGCAAGCGAAAGCCTTTCCGGTAATTCCTCGTTCTATCGCCAACTTGGAATTGACACCGACAAAGAGATTGAGAAAAGTAAGTCTATTATTACATCGAAGTACTTGAAAATGAAATAGTTAAACAAAGTTTAAGCTATGCGTATTTTTGATTTAATTTATTGGTAATCAATATATTATTTGTATCTTTACATATCAAAAATAACAACTTAAATATAAGAACAATGAGACCTATAACAAAAGAAGAAGTTTTGAATAATCGGTTTTGCAAGTTTAACAAACGTACTAATCAAGTAACAATAACTAAACCGAAAAAGGAACAGGCGTTGAAAATGCACAAACGTACGATTTGCTTGTATATTGCATCATCTGGATTAAAATATAGAAGTGTTGAGAAAGCAACAGAGAATGCAAATAGCTGGCTTAATCACCATACAAAAGAAGAAATAATTAATTTGTTTTTCTAATAATAACAAAAGAGCAATGAATAAAATACAGCAAATAACATCTGAGCTTAATCTGGTATTACATTCTGATGCCTACCAGTTTGAGATTGATACGGAGGACATCGTGTTTGGATTCAGAAAGACCATCAGGAAGCGTACTAAAAGTTTAGCTAAAGCAATCAATCTAAAAGCAAAGCTAACCAATGATTGCGGGCGGTTTCTATCTGGCACAGTTCGTATCATGGCGGTCCGGTTTTATAAGAACAGACAACTAACCAAAGAATTAAAAGTAGAAGAAATAACAGCAGCGTATAACGGATAAAATAAATATAAAGCAATGAAAACAACAGTAAAAGTGTATTTAAAAGACGAACAAGGCAATAAAGACTGGTTTGTTACTCCTATTAACCTATCAGAGCAAGAAGCTCACAAATACTATCTTGGTAATACCTTCAATATGGGATGCGAAACAGACCACATGATGAAATGTTACAAGGTTGAGACAATAAAATCATCAAATTAGATAAATTTATGACTAAAAATGACCTTTTATAAGCCATATTTTGTATCTTTACACCATAAAAATAAAGCAATGAGGATTTATACAAGTTATTTCGGAAATTACAGAAAACTAGCAGCCGCAAACATAAAAATGATATGTGTTGCGCTAGGGAAGCCAAGATTTTATAAAGCACCTCAGATCATAGAGGTTGCACCAAAAAGATATATGTTGGATGATAAATGGACAGAAGAGGAATATACAAATATGTATCTGAACGATGTCCTTGCAAAAGTCAATTCGCAAGAATTAATTCAAACTATCCAGCGACTCAGTGATGGAAAGGACGTAGCTCTTTGCTGTTACGAAAAGCCGGGTGATTTCTGCCATCGCCATATTTTGGCAAAATGGCTTACCGAAAAGACTGGTATTGAAATAACAGAGTTCGGAGTAGTTGAAAGGAAAGAGCCTAAGTACGAACAAGCAAGTCTTTTTTGATATTATGACTTTGAAAGAAAGCGCAATAGAATTTGGTAAGTCCTGCGAAGACCTTTTTAAAGCCTTATGTAAGGAACTAAAGTTTGATAAGATTCTTGATAAGTTGGAAAAGATATTAGCCAACCATCAATAGCGTTTGATGGAATGCTGCCAGATTTGCCAAGCAAGCGGTGGTTTGACAGCATAGGCAAAAGGGAATTTAGCAAAGATGGTCTATGCGTCGGACTGAAAATCCGAAGAACAAGGTCCGAATCCTTGAGTTCCCACAGCCTTGTATCAATGAACGCACCATTTTCTAAAATTTGAGGTTGTTATGGGAGCAACCGATATATAGAAGAAAATAGTAGATTGAGAGAGTATGGTAAAACCCATATAAGTCCAAAGGGTATCAATCAAGGTGGATCTTCACAAAATCATGTGAATGTTGACGGTGGCTACATGGCGGTTCATAATGTTGGCAGCTCGGAAAGACGAGCATTTGCGGAAATAGCTCATCGGTAGAGCGTTGGTATTCCAGCCAAAGAGTGGGGTTCGACTCCCTGTCTCCGCTCAACCCTTATAGTAGCGATAAGCAAAAGCAAGAGCATAAAAACTTATGCAGTTTACGGGGTGATGGAAATTGCCATCTGACACGACTGAAAGAAGCCGAAAGATTGCATGAGTGTTCTTGCAAATAGCTTGCAGATTGAATTTGTGTGTTAAGCCTGTCGGGAATACGCCCGGCAGGCATTTAATGCAAAATGTATATGAAGTTATATACCACTCAATAATATGGACGAAAAAGGACTAATAAGAGCATGTGAAAACTCCGGTTGCGGCTGGAAATGTTGTTCGTTCGGGTCGGACGGGCATATTGTAATCTTGCCTCATGAACTTGATGGGCACCAAGAAGAAATCTCCCATTTACAGATTATAGACGATGATTATTTTGGCGGTAGAAAAGTCAAATGCACCGCCAAAGATTGCAAATCATGTGACAATGGTTATAAGCCTATCATGTGTCGTACTTATCCTTTGTGGGTAAAATCCGTAAAGAAGGGCTTTGTTTTTCGTAGTGGTAAGTGTCCGTTGAAGAATGAACAGCTTACCAAGCATAAGGAGTTTGTATTGGACATCTTTGACAATTACAGAAAAGCGTTGTTGCCTAAAACTGACATAGACACATTCCTATCTAAAGCATGGATTGACCGTTACGAACCATTGTTCCCAACGCATAAAGGAAGTGTTGAGTACAAGATGCAAGTGAAAGCATTATCTATGTCTGATATATCCAATATTAAAAAAATGGAGCAAACTCTTCTTGCTAATCCTAATATGTGTTTTGCTTCGGATCCGGAAGATATAGTTAAGTGCTTGCAATCTGGTTGCAGTTTCGGATTACTGGTAAATGACAAGTTGGTCGCCTATTCGCTTGCATACTTTACTGAATACGGTACTGCCTACGTAGATAAATGTTTTGTTCATGCTGATTATAGGGGTAACGGATTCCAGTACATACTTATTAATGCAAATATAGCGAAGTTGGTTTCTAATGGTGTTCAAGAAATATTTGCTATGACCTCACCCAAGAATGAGGCAAGCATGAAGAGTTTTACCAATGCTGGATTCTCGTTCAAACGAGATACCAAATACAAAGGGATTGAACGTTTAATCTTAAAGTGGGAGCTATGAAAGTTATTGTCTATACCAAGAATATAATAGAGAACATTGAAAAGGCACAATTGTTTGTTAATGTTCCCATTTCGTTAATGTTCAAGGATTTCTATGAAGATATTTATGAGCATATAGCAGATAAAATAGGAAATAAAATTTTCGGGCTGCACTTGAAAAATAGCACATGTTATTCTATCGGTAAAGCGACTAAAGATAATAGCGGTGCCATAGTTACTTCTTTTGTTGACGTTTGGAAATATCTTAATATCAATGGAAATGCGAGTTGTGGAATACGGAATTTTTATATTCCAATTAATGCTTATGACAATAGAGAGGGGGTAAGTATTTATGAAGCAAGTAAGTTGACCGATGAAATAAGAGCACTTTCAAATTCCCGTATATATGGTTTGATTACTTCCGGTTGTCTCAATAATAAATACCCGTCAATGGAACGATTATACGACATCTGGGACAGTCTAAAAGGATGTATTGAATCCATTAGTCTAGGAGGTAGTTTTTGGCTCGGTCAATACGATAAACTTCCACGCTTCATAAGTGATGTGCGAATAGGAGAATATATGCTGTTTGGCACTATTCCATATTGCAATGATGAAGAAAAAAAAGGCTTTAATGGGATAGAGTTACAAACAAAAATAATAGGCATCTATCCAGAACGTAACCAACTCATTCTTGATTGCGGTTATTCAATGGCGGATATGTCTAAATGCAGGATTCCCTATTATACCAACCTGGAGTATGTAGATAGCTCCAGCGAATATACAATAATGCAATGTGATCATGTTTCAGACTATCATATTGGTGATGTGGTTCGTTTTGTTCCTGATTATAAATCATTAGTCAAGTTGAGATATGCAGAACATGAATATAGATAAAAGGTGGATAGACTACATAGCCAATCGTACATTTGGCATGGAATTGGAATTTGCGGATGGCGACAAACAGCGCATTCCTCTTCCATCCGGTTACAAGTGGACGGACAACAAACTAACCATGATGAATAACTCAGATGGTTCAGCAGTTACACATCACGGTCAGTTTGGTGGTGAGATAAACACCCGTCCGTATCATTATTGTGTGGAAGACTTGCAGGAACTAAAAGACTTCATTCAGACCATGAAAGACGCTGGAAGCTATCTTATGTGGAATGAAGGTTTTGATGCACATCTATATATCAAGGATATGAATTTGGACGTTATCAAACGCATGTTTGCCCTATCATACTATACTGCATATCCTATCAAGCGAATATTTGATATTGCCGAGTGGTGGGAAACAAAATATCTTGTTCCAAGTCCACCATACGATGTAGTAAAACGAGTGTTGGAAGCTGACAATATCGACAATCTGCTAAAAGTATTCAGTAATGGATCTGACAGGGGGCACATACGTTATTGGCTCAATCTTTGTTCTATTACGAAAATTGGTACGGCAGAGTTTCGTATATTCAACAGTTCTTGGGATTTTGATAAGGTTCTGGAAACAATCAAATTCATGTATTCATTCGTGGAGTATGCCTATCTACATGAAGATATGGAGGAATATAAGCAACTCACTACAATTGATAAATGTATTGAAGCGTTCCATATCGATTATTCTAAAGTCCCCCAAAGGCACAAGCCGTTGCTTTGGGCGGCAGAACATTCGGATAATGTTACGATAGTGGGCTCCATGTTCAAGAAGTCAAATCGTATGCTTTCTTTTATCAAGAAAGAAGCGGTCAAGTTTGATATTGCTCATGTGATAAATTCATATTACATGGATATAGAACAAGTACTTACCAACCGTGAGATTAAGGTGTATACAAAGGAGTATTTTATCTACATGATGTATAAAGCAATCAAGGGAGAAATAAAAGAACTGCGCTTTAACGAAGAGTATGAGTTTCTAAATATCAAGTCTGAAAGTCCGGCTGAAATTATTGCCACTATCCACCTTTTTAATGCAATCAAAAAGCATAAGAACTCACAGGACATTTATCACAAATCGCTTTATGACGATTTTATGGCAAAATTGGAGCATTACCATAAGAAGTATACGGAACGTTATCAAAAGCTCGTAGACAGCCTTAAAAGCAAGTCTGTCGAAGTGTTTTATTGTGCTGATATATCGGATGCAATTCTTAACTGTAAAGAGAATGACATATTGATCTATCAGAATGAATTTCATTCCGGTATGAAAGCCACAAGCAACGCATTACAGCGTTTCTTATTGGATGATTTTGGATCTCAAGAACGAAGTAAAACTAAATATGCAGAAATAGATGAAGAACAAGTTAATTACATGGCTCTCTCGCAGCATGGATTTATGGGCAGAAGAGAGGTATTCAAAGACCAACGCACATATATTTGGTCTAATGTGGTAGAAAGCGGAGATAGTAGCTTTAACAAGCGAACTATCGTTCCTTTAAAATATAAACGTCTTCCGGATGATTATATGCTTACGGATAAAAGCAAACTTCGGTTTGTACGTGCTTCTATGGCAGAGATTGATTATCTGCGTATGATTTACTTGAAAAAAGGTATTATCCTCGGTTCTGCGCCATTCTGTTACTTATGGTTCTTGGATGATTATGTGTTCGGGGCTTGTATGTTTGATTTCCTGAAGGTAAGCAAATACGGCATGGATGCAGTTTGGATGAAGTCGGATTTCGTGATAGACCATCCATTGCCCAAATTGAGTAGATTGCTAATTATGGGTGTACTTTCGTCAGAGTTCAAAGATGAATTGGACATAAGATATAAACATGAATGTGGGGTGATTGCCACTTCTGTATTTACCGATAAACCGGTAAGTATGAAGTATCGGGGAGTGTTTAAACTGCATGAACGCTGTGTTGGTAAACTCCATTACATACAAGATGCAGGTATTCGTGGAAACTTAGATGATATTTTAAAAGATTTTGTGAAAAAATACGGTGATGAGCCGAGAAAGGAATAATATGGGAAAATTCAAGATAGCGGAAGTGCAGTTATCTGACATTAAGTTGGTCAAGAAAAATGCGCATTTCATGCAGCAGGACACGTTTAATGCCTTAGTGAATAACATTCGTAGGGACGGTCAATTATCGTCTGTACCATTTTGCGTAAAGCATTCGGATGGTTCTTATACGGTAGTGAGTGGTAATCACCGAACACAAGCGGCAAAAATGGCCGGGCTTACTTCCATCCATGTTATGTACATAGATGAAGAGGAGACTACAAACGATTGGTTGCTGGCAACACAATTGTCACATAACAGTATAGTTGGGCAGGACGATGCGGAGATTTTGAAGCAATTGCTTGATGAAATAACAGATGTCGCACTGAAAGAGTATGCGCATATCAGCAATGAAGTTCTGGAAAGCGTAAAGGATATTAACTATACGGTTGAAATGCCGAATAACGAAATCGTTCCTGTAACTCTTATGTTTGTTGATACGCAGAAGGTTTCGTTTGATAAACTCATGGAAACGTTGGAATGTTATTCAGAAAAAGAACTTGGTAATCTAACTTTGGTGGATATGGACACAATGCGCCGATTGAATGAGGTGTCGGCTAAAGTTCAAGCCAAGTATAAAATCAAGGCGCAGGCACTAAGTATTTGTAAGATGTTGGAAATCGTAAACAATGTATTGGAGGGAAATAAAGATGGCACAGAAGTACAGGCTTAATACAAGGCAAAAGAAACAGTTGTTTCTTAAAGCATTAGACACAAGAATGCTTAATGTAACATCCGCATGTGAAGCAGCAAATATATCCCGGACTCTTGCTTATAAATGGAAAGCGAATGATCCAGATTTTGCCGAGAAATGGAAAGAAGTAGAAGAAAGTTTTTATGATAAGCTAGAAACGACAATGTTTGCAAAAGCCTTGACAGAACAAGACAACACCATGCTTATTTGGTTAAGTAAGACTAAAATGAAACATCGCGGTTATGTTGAAAAAGTAGAGCAAGATTTGAATATTAATCCATTTGAGAAATTAATGCAAGAATTGCCAGACGATGAAGAATGAGCAAAGATGACAAGTCTATACGATACATGAAAGCATGGCGAGAGGATTGGTGCAAGTTTGCTCATGATGTTCTTCATTCAAGGCTAGACAAAGAGCAGCAAGCCATTCTTCAATCCGTTCAGCATAATCCAATGACTGCTGTAGCATCGGGCACAGCTCGTGGGAAAGATTACATTGCAGCTTGCGCATCTATGTGTTTCATGTATCTTACTCCACGTTGGAAAGAAGGTAAGTTAGTTAAGAATACCAAGATTGCAATGACAGCCCCTACAGCCCGTCAGGTTCAAAACATTATGATACCTGAAATATCCCGCTTATTTAGAAATGCAGGGTTCTTACCCGGACGTCTACTATCTTCCGGCATTAAAACAGATTACGAAGAGTGGTTTCTAACGGGATTCAAGGCTGGTGATGACAACACAGAGGCATGGTCTGGTTTCCACGCTGTAAATACCATGTTTGTTGTTACTGAAGCTTCCGGTATATCAGAAGCGACTTACAACGCTATTGAAGGTAACTTACAGGGTAATTCTCGCTTTCTCATAGTGTTCAATCCTAATGTTACTACCGGTTACGCAGCTCGTGCCATGAAGTCTGACCGTTTTGCAAAGTTCAGACTTAGTTCTCTAAATGCAGAAAATGTAGTAAAGAAGCAAATAGTAATACCCGGTCAAGTGGATTATGAATGGGTAAAGGACAAGGTGATAAATTGGTGTTCTCTCATTCAGCGAACAGACTTTAATGAGGGAGAAGGCGATTTCAATTGGGAAGGTAAGCTATATCGACCTAATGATTTGTTTCGCGTTAAGGTACTTGGTATGTTTCCGAAAGTGTCTGAAGATGTTCTCATCCCTTATGAATGGATAGAAATAGCAAACAGGAATTGGCAGGAATTACAGTCAAGTGGTTTCACCCCAGCCAAATCTTGTAAGTTAGGTGTTGACGTTGCCGGTATGGGACGCGATAACAGTGTTCTTTGTCCGCGATACGGTAATTACGTTTCTCAATTTGACGTACATCAATCTGCCGGGCGTGCGGATCACATGCATGTGGTAGGTATGACAATTCCCTACCTAAAGAAGAAAGGTGCAAAAGCATTTATTGATACTATAGGAGAGGGAGCAGGAGTATATTCCAGGCTACTAGAGGAAGAATATAGAAATGCTTTTTCTTGCAAATATTCCGAAGGAGCAGATGGTTTACACGATATTACTGGTGAATACGAATTTGCCAATATGAGAGCGTATTTGTATTGGGCTTTACGTGACTGGCTTAATCCTAAAAATGGTTTTGGTGCTGCTCTCCCACCCTGTGACCAACTAATGGAGGAAGCTACCGAAACCAAGTGGAAATTTCTTAGTAATGGAAAGATTATCATTGAGCCTAAAGAAGATGTCAAAAAACGTATCAAACGTTCTCCTGACTATATGGACGCATTAGCGAATACGTTTTATCCTAGAGATTACAGCTTTATTAGTGACGAAGAGTTGCTTAGAGACTTTTTGTAATTGTGTTTCTTTTAGTACCTTTGTAACCGAAAACACTTCTATTTGTGTTTTCATTGCTTTTATGTGCGCTGGCTTGTGAAAGTCGGCGCATTTTTGTTTTATAGAAAAAGTTAAATATCTGATTTAGAGACATCTACAATAAAAATAAATGCACAAAAGTTTGGATAACTCACTGATAATGAGTATCTTTACAATACTAAAAGAAACATATAATACTAACAACTAGAAGATAAGAGCAATGAACCTGATAGATTTAAACGAGCAAAAAATAATTGATAATATCACAGAAGGTTATCCCGTTACTGTTATTCGGGAAGATGGTTATAAATATATCATCAGTATGGAATATAAACACGGAGAAGAAGTTTATTCATATCGGTTTGGAAAAGTAAAAAGAAATTTTGATTCTTTTAATGGTATAGTAAATGCACTTGCTCCCCATGAATTCAAAGAAATTATTTTTTAACCAAATAGATTTTTATTTCACTAAATATGCATGATTATGACAAAGCAAGAACTTGAAAGTAATATGACTAAAGTAGCCGACGTGCCGGTTGAAATAACAGTCAGAGGCAAACGCTCTTTTACTTTCTCTTTTGAGGGTAAGAATGAAACAGCAGTAAAGAAGATACAGCAATACTTTGCACCTGTATCGCTTGAATACGACTACGATGAAGAATGTGATCTGACTTGTTTATATATGAATTTATGAAAGCAGATATAGTTTTAATCATCAGCCCCGAAACCCCATTGATGAAGCAACTGGGCAAGATATTAGGTAGATTGTGTACCATGTACGATTTTACCACCATTGACAAAAACAACAAGTATATCACGATACGACATGATGAAACTGGGCTTGTTGTGGCTTACACGAGTGAAGAAAGATTGAATGTAAGACTTTAAATATTGATTATTATGGGTGAAATAGCAGATAGTTTAATTAACGGTGAATTTGATCTTATTACAGGGGAATATATAGGTGAAGCGGTTGGTTTTCCAAGAATGCGCTCTTATGGCAAGCGTAATGCGCCTCCTATCATAAAAAAGCCATCGAGCAAGGCGAATGTGTGTATAACCAATATGTGCAAAGACAGAGGTTTTGATAGCCGTAAAAAAACAGAATTAGTGTCTAAGTTCTTGCAGAATAAGGGATATGAACAGTTACCTAAATTGTCACGTCAGTACAAGATAATCTATAATGAATATAAGTCTGAATTTAAGGCGTTTTTGAATGAACTAACTAAAAAAAGACAAATGATTATGAACTCAATAAACAAAAACGGTTGCAGCGTATGCCAACTCGGTAAAGAGAATTATACTACTTACACAACCAAGTTGAGAGGTAAGAGAGTGAGAATGTTCCAGTACGATTACCGCACTGAAAGTGGTAAACTGTTTTCTTGTTGTTCGCCTACCTTAGAGGCGTGCAGAGAAAAACGGGATAAATGGCTGCAAAATTATGTATAATTGAAATTTACAAAATAATATTCAATAAAGTGTTTTTTTATAGCCACTTTTATTATATTTGCACCAAGTAAAAACGAATATTAAGTAATATTCTACCCAAATGGACGAAATCACCTCTATCTTAGACAGTACGCGGCCCGTTGATAACATAATCAACGATTTAAAAGAAAAGTCTGTAACAGTCCCATCATGGGATAACCTTCTCAAAGACTACGAACCAACAGAACATGATATAGTATCTGACACAGTTACCCGTAAAGATAAGATCCGATCTAATGGAGATACAGAGAGAGCTTCGCGTATCTATATAGGGCTTGAAAAACTTCTCACCAAGCGAATGACTGAATTCATGTTCGCTATCACGGTTAAACGTGTATATCATAACATAGAAGATAATGAAACCCGCCAAAGTATTGCAAAAGCGATTGAAGCAATATATAAGTATGCTCGTATTGATAGTGAAAATATAAAGCGAGGCAATGCTTACTTTGCTTCATGCGAAGTGTTCACCATTTGGTACACAGTTGAGAGTCCCAACACTCTATACGGCTTTAAAGGTAAATATAAGCTAAAATGCAAGACTTACTCACCAATGGACGGTGTTAAGTTATACCCTCTACTTGATGAGCTTGGCGATATGATCGCAATGTCTTTTGAATATACCAAAAAGATCAAAAATGAAGAAGTTACGTATTTTGAAACATATGCGGCAAACATTCATTATAAATGGAAACAACAGGGAAACGGCTGGGAATTAGTTAAATCAGAGCCGGTCGTTATTCTGAAAATCCCCGGAGTCTACGTTTATCGTCCTGTTCCCATTTATCACGGTCTTTCCTACATTAGAAAAGAGATAGAATATACCCTGTCACGCAATAGTGATGTCATCGCATATAACTCCGCTCCTATCCTTAAAATAGCCGGTGGCCTAAAAGGAGGGGAAGATAAAGGAGAAAGCCGTAGAGTTTATCGCGTAGAACAAAGCGGGGATGTGTCCTATGTTTCATGGGCGCAATCTATAGAAGCATTAAAATATCATGTCGATACCCTTGTTAAGTTGTTTTGGTCACAATCACAAATGCCGGATATTTCTTTTGAAAACATGAAGTCTCTTGGCAACATAGGATTTGACGCAAGGCAGACTTTACTTACTGACGCTCATTTAAAGGTTGGAGATGAAAGTGGTGCATGGATAGAAGCATTTGAACGTGAATGTAGCGTAATCAAAGCTTTCCTGAAAATGATGAATGTTTCTTGGAAAAATGAAGTAGATAATGTTGAGATTGAGCACATCATAACTCCATTTATCCAAAATGATGAAAAATCAGAAATAGAAAAATGGGTTACAGCAAGTGGTGGGAAAGCAGTTGTCAGCCAATTAGAAGCCATCAAGAACTTAGGTATCTCTACTGATCCACAAGAAACTCTTGCCCAAATTCAAAAAGAAGATGCAGAGGCTTCCAGAAGCAGGATAAGCAACATATTCGAAGAACCGGAATAACAATCTAAAATATAAATATTATGGCAAGAACGGATGTACTAGAATTTAGCAGAGAAAAACAGGGATATTCCTGTGAATTTACTTCTGTTGGGAAATGTGTAATGCAGATAGACAGAGAGAAGAGTGGCACACTTAGTATATACGCAAAGTTGGAAGGAATGGATTATGCGCTATTGTATCAATATCCTGCCGCTCAATTCAATGACAATATGATTTTTGAGCTTGACGTACAAAAGGGGCTTTCTATCAGGATGCTAAGTTCGGTGGGTGTCATGAGTGCAAAGATGGCTTATGAGGATGAAGATTTATAGCCTATGCAATAAATTGTAGAAAAGGTAAAGGCAGCGTAGACAAATTTTTATGCTGCTGGTTTAAAACTTTAAATTATGAAGAAAAGAATATCAAACTGGCTGATTAAATTAGCAGATAAAATCAACCCACAAGAAAGATTGAGTAGCATTGAACGAGTTAATTACTACGAAGCCAAAAAGCTAGGTATCTGTCTTGTACGAACCAAGAAAGAAATCAAGGAATATCGGAAAAAGAAGAAACTTGATGAAGGTTGGTCTAATCGAAAATCTGATGAAATGTTCATCAAGGAAGTAAAGGAGGAAGTTCGCCAATCAATTATTAGTTCGATTAACCAAAGAGGACTAATAGAATACTCCGTTGAAAAAGTTGGTGATGCACTCTATGTTACAGGTGAAATCAAAGTATATATAAAAAAAGAATAATATGCAGGTCCCTATAGATAACATAACTTTTAGCGAAAGTGAATATCATCGTGGAGACAAGATCTGGAAAGCTCAAACACTCTATGACTTTGCTAAAGCAAAGGAATATCCTGTGCTTGATATGCCACTATGGAACATAGACCTTACTGCTGAACCGTTTGAGTGTAATCAGCTTCATAGTTTCATTTTTCAATGCAAAAGAGTAAATCAATGTTCTCTTGAATACCCGATTATTCTTGATGAAGTAGGTCAAATCGCTGATGGCTACCATCGTTTATGCAAAGCGATATTGGAGGGTAAGGAAACAATTAAAGCTATTCGATTACTAGAAATGCCGACACCAGATAGAATTTCGGAGGAATAAATATGAAAAAACATACAAGAGTAGTTACAATAGAATATGTGGTTCAAGACTGTCCGATCTGTGGTAAGATTATAGTAAAACACAACCTCTACCCTACCGACGTCAAAGATAAAAGAAAACATATGAAGTAATGGCAAAGCCTAAAATTCCAAATCAGAAAAAGAAGTACCAAGAACTTAACAGTCGGCTAAATAGATATGTCGTTCTTGTTGAGCAGATATACGACACACTGAATTTGAACGCCGCCAAAGCTGTTTCACGTACGGAATATTCCCCTGATAGCAATAAACCGTTTAAATGGTCCGATTACCCTCAAACTAAAAAACAAATTGACGACATACAAAGGCATTTCGTAGAAGATATAAACGCAATTATCTATCGTGGTACGACCGAAGAATGGAAAAATAGTAATGAAGCACAGGATTTGATAGCAAACAGAGTATTAAAAGCATATAACGCACAAGTTGATAGAGAGAAATATAAAGTCTTGTATCAAACAAATTCAGATGCTTTGAAAGCATTTCAAAACCGGAAGGATAAAGGATTCAATATATCGGCAAAACTATGGCAGCAATCTATGATCTACAAAGAGGAATTGGAGGCCGCAATCTCATGCGCTATTCAAAAGGGTACCAGTGCTGTTACGTTGAGCAAGCGAATATCTCAATACCTACTTGATTTTCCATCACTACAAAAAGATTATAAAGACAGATACGGAAGTGCTGAACATATACAAGATTGTGAATACAGATCTATCCGCCTAGCCCGTTCGGAGATAAACATGGCTTATCGAACATCCGAAAATGAACGTTGGAAGCAAATGGATTTCGTTGTAGGATATGAAATTAAATTAAGTTCCTCTCATCACAACCGTATGCCACATGGAGATATTTGTGATACACTTGCTGGAAAATATCCTAAAGATTTCAGATGGACAGGATGGCACCCGAACGACTTATGTTATAAAGTCCCTATCCTCAAAACAGAAGAAGAATTCTGGGAATGGGATGGGCGTAGTGAAGTTTCCACTACAAGCGTGAACGAGGTGAAAGATGTGCCGGATGCTTTTAAGAAATGGATACTTGACAACCAAGAACGTATTAATGACGCAGAGAAGCGGAACTCTTTGCCTTATTTCTTGCGTGATAATAAATCCATTTATCAGGAGGTAACGATTGAAAAATCTGTTGCGGAAATAATAAATAGGGCTTCAGATGTTGGTAGTGAGGTGCAGTCCATTGCTACAAGGATAGCAAATGGAAATGGAGGTTATGTCACTCCAATTAATTTTAAAAGTTTTTCATTCATAGCAAGAAAAGTTATGTCTGAAGGTATAACACCATACGATATAAAGGATGCTGTAAGAACTACCATAATTGTTCCTAAGTCCAAAATAGAAAACGTATTGGAAGATTTGTCTAATATGGATGGATTCATACGACTTAAAAGACAAAGACCTGAGTCTTTTATGGGATATAGTGGCAATATCGTCAATATCAAAGCATCAAATGGTCTTACTGCGGAAATACAGATTAATACAGAACGTATGATTTATGCAAAAGAAAAGCCTAAAGATGCTAAACGTATTCTCGGAGAAAAACGTTGGGAGGAAATAAATAAGCAGACTGGCATTGAAGGAGGATTAGGACATAAGTATTACGAAGAATGGCGTTTGCTAGATAAATCAAGTGATGAAGCGCAAAAAATATCCAAAAAATCAGTTGAATATTATAGGCATTTCCAATAAAAATAACTATCTTTACATATAAATATGAACCAAAAGATTTTACAAAAAAAATTACAGGCAGGAGAAATTATTTATTTATTGGATGATTTTGAAGAAGCGGTAGTACGACTTGTTTGTGAGGATGATAAGACAAAATCGTTTCTCAAATACAGAGGTCGTAAGGAAGTTGAACTTCCACAGTCAAACGAAACCGTATGTAATATAATTCTCGGCGGAAAAGAAATATCTAAATTGGAATATGAAAACTATTGATTCGTTATTGGAAAAAGCACTTCAGATAGCAACTGATGCGCATATTTACCAAGTTGACAAAGCTGGTGCAGCTTATATCTTCCATCCTATCCGTGTCGCAAATAGGTGTTCTACGGATGAGGAAAGGATTGTTGCATTGTTGCACGATACGATAGAAGATACCGAAGTTACTGCAGAATATTTACTAATGGAAGGTTTTCCTCGTAACATTGTGGATGCTATACTTTCTGTCACTCGTAACGAGGATGAAAGCTACGAGGATTTCATAAAGCGTTCTAGACTTAATCCTATAGGAAGACAGGTTAAACTGCATGATTTGGAAGATAATATGGATATTACTCGGTTAGAACAAATTACAGAAAGCGATTTTTCAAGGCTGAATAAATATCTGAAGGCTTATAAATACCTCAAAGAATAATCACTGATATACAACTACATTCAGTTTAAAGGCACGAAGCACGAGATTACCTTCGTGCCGTTTGTTTATTATGAAAGTTTAACGCACAAATGACCTTTTAAAAGACACTTTTTACTACTTTTGTATCAGATGCGTATGAAGATGTACGCCACAGAACTTGTCGTAAAAACTCATTGCTCTATTGTTTGGTAAAGTTCTAAGCGAATAGTCTGCTGGCATACGTGCTTCGCAGGCTATTTTAGTAACCAAAACATTATCCAATGGACAGAAAACAACAAGTATTGTTGAGATTGAAACCGAAAGTAAAGGCATTCGGGTTCAATAAAAAGGAACTGATGAGTGTCGCTGCCAAGATTGCCGACAATCTAACTTCCGCAGATGATGCCTCTGATGAGGATGTAAACGCAGAAATTGATACAGCTATTGATGCGGTTCTCCCCTACCTACAAGTCAGCCAGTCTTTTGCAAATCGAGTAATCGAAGAAAATCGCAAAAAGAATGACGACTATGATTATCCAGATGGCGATGATCCATCTGATTCCACTAATCGCCAACCGGATTCAGACAAAAAAAAATCCAAAAACAAGGAAAAGAATGATGATACTCCTGAATGGGCTAAAGGTTTGGTTCAGACAGTACAAACACTGAATGACGAAATCGCAGCATTGAAAGGTGAAAAAATTACCACTACGCGTAGAGAGAAACTTGAATCCTTATTGAAAGATGCTGGCACATTCGGTACACGCACATTAAAATCCTTCAATAAAATGAGGTTTGAAAATGATGAAGAGTTTGAACAATTCTATTCCGAAGTTGAGGAAGATTTAGAATCTTACAACCAAGAACGTGCCGACGCAGGACTTTCCAGCTTAGGTGATCCTCCTGGTGCAGGAAGTAAGAAAAAAGAAAAGAATGAAGTATTAACCGATGAAGAGGTTATAGCGATAGCTAAAGGCCTTTAATCAAAAGCAATTTAAAAATGGGCGCAAAAGCTGATTTAGTCAACGAACAAGAAACAATCTTAACCGGAATGGATTCGATTGTTATTCGTAACTATTTGGGCGGAATCATGAATGGCCGGACGTTGGATATGACTGGGTTTAAACAGTCTGTAATCAAAGCCGGACATATTGTTATCCGCGATACAGAGAATGATACTTATAAGCCGATGCCTGTTAATTCAGCAGGTACAGCTTACGATTCATTACCATCCAACCATGAATATGTCGGTGTAGTTGTTTGTTCAAAACCCGCAAGCAAACCATTTGTTGGTATTATGTATGCCGGTGAAGTAAACGATATGGCAAGCCCCTATCCTATTGATAGCATCAAAGCCGCATTAAAAACAGCATTGCCACAACTGGCTTTTTTACACGATTAAAAAGGAGGTGAAAAATGAATGAATCATTATTTATTGAATTTGTAAGAAGAATATGGCCTAAATTGAGCCTATATGTGAAGGAGAAAATCAATGGTACGAATAGAACCTTGACGTATCTTCACAAAACTATGCTCACAAAAGTATACTCTCCAGATCAGAAATGGGAAGGCACATCTGCCAATACCACGTATGTAGCTGCTGATATGGTTGCAATGGATTCTCCTCTTGCACCTAAGATGCGGGATTCTATCGCAAGGTCAAACGGAGAATTACCCAAAATTGGAATTAAAAAGATTCTAAGAGAGACTCAAATCAATGCTATCAACATCATGAAAGCTCATTTATCCAACGCAAGCACGGATGCAGCTAAGAAATCTGTTCTTAACCGCATAATCACTCGGATGTTAGATGATGGAACGGCTTGTTCTATCGGTATTGATGAGAGAAATGAAGCTAACTTTCTTACAGGGTTATCCGATGGCGTTATCATTGTTGAAGGCGACGATGATAAGAATACCGGCATAGGACTTCGTGTTGATTATGGATATTTAGCAGAAAACAGTTTTGGAGTTGTAACGACCGGTGAAGTCACAGGTGACGATATTGAAAGAGTTATAAGTAAAGCTAACAATGACGGTAACAGTATTTCTGTCATTATGCTGGCTTTATCTACATACAACAAAATACGTCAATCTCAATGGGCAAAAGAACTAGCTGCAAATTATCGAGGTCTAAGTTTTGATAATGATACAAAACTTCCGGTTCCTACATCGACTTTATTTGACGAAGCATTTTCTGATCAATACGGTGGCATATCATTTCTGAAGGTTGACCGTTCTGTAAAATATGAAAAGAACGGTAAAAGAGTATCTTATAAACCTTGGAATGCAAACAAATTGATATTCCTTCCTTCTGCTGATAATGTAGGTTCTTTTGTATGGGGAACTTTGGCTGAAGCAACCAACCCAGTGAATGGGGTAGAATATACTACTATTGACGAATATAAGTTGATTAGTCGTTACTCTAAAACAGACCCATTACAAGAATTTACAAATGGGCAGGCTATTTGTTTACCGGTTATCGAAAACGTAGATCAAATCTATTCTTTGGATATATTGGAAGCCCAAACAGTAAATACAACAGAGGAAGAAAAAGATACTTCTGATGTTAAAATCACAATTTGGGGATCAACTTACAAGAAACCAGAGTTTGTAGCGGAATACAACAAGATTGCAGGTAAGAATCTTTCGGCTACAGTTTCAGATGAGAAACTGATTGCTGCCGTAAACCGATTGAATGATGCCGACGAATCTCTGCTTAAAGCAGCCGTTGAATCTCATAAAGCCTCATAATCCATGAAGACAATCCAGCAAGCCCTCATAGATGAAATACATTACCCGATTTCAGTCGGTTATGTAGAGACTGTTATGATTAAACGTCGTCTCAACGCAGACGATGAGTTTGATTATGATGTTTCTTGTTCTAATGAATATCTGGGGGCTTTAGCTGATTGTCTTTGGTCTTTGGTTCAGGCTATCAATTTTTCTGAAGCAGATAAGTCTTTTGGAGCTTTGTCTGACAAAGATAAAGAACGAATACTTTTACGCGTTAACTACATCTACAATACTATTGGTGAGCCTACGGTAGAGCTGGAAGCAAAGCCGATGGTTTATGTGGGCGATTGTTTGTTGTAGTATGGCTGTATTGAATAGAAATACTCACCGTTTGCAATACCTTGTATCTACTTCTGGATATGAGGATGAAAATGGAGATTACCATCCTGGAGAAGATCATTGGGAAGGTGATATTCCTTGTGATGCTGTTCCTTCCGGTAGATCGGATGAAAAGGAGTTTGAAGACGGTGTAACACGAAAATATTCTTATGAGGTGTACAATCTTCCTCCGGACTGTCGTAATTTCACAATAGGTGATAGAGTAAAGCTGATTTTGCTTGGAGGAATTGAACGGGAGTTTGAAGTGAAAGGTTTCCATCGTTACCAAAAACAATGTAAGCTATGGCTATAAGAATAACTACCAGACTTGATGAAGTGCATAAGGTTCTTATGAAAGAAGCCGAACGTGTGGAACAGCTTACTGTACGCGCATTGGCTTATCTCGGAGAGAAATGTGTACGAAGAATCCGAGATCGTTCCGGAGAAAAGAGCTGGTTTGACCAGTCCGGTAATCTTAGAAGTTCCGTTGGATATATTATTTCCCATAATGGCAACATTGTTTCAAGCTACGGTTTTGACAGTGGTATGGGAAAAGCAGCTCATGCAAAACAAGTTGAATATGTTACTAAAGAGGGCAAAAAAGTTTCATTTACAGCACGTGTCAAAGCTGGAGGTCAGGAAGGTGCAAAAGCAGGTAAGGACCTTGCTGAAGAACTCATAAAAAGATATTCAAATGATTATGTACTTGTCATTGTCGCCGGAATGAATTACGCTGAATATGTAGAAGCGATGGATAATAAGGATGTACTTGCATCGACGGAATTATGGGCAAAAGACCAAGTTCCGAAGATGCTCGAAAAACTAAAAAGACAGATTGCTAAATAATGAAATCAGACGTTGAAATAGCAAAGTTTGTCTATCACAAGATTAAAGGTTCTGACCTTGAAGGGAATGTAACCGGAAAATTAAGTGATAGAGGTAGACCTAACAAATCAGACAAGGAAGATATTGTCATATCCATACTTGCCAATGAGGGATGTGGTCAGACCCAACAGGCTTATGTGAATGTCAATATCTATGTTCGAGACCAATGGAATACCGGAACGAAAGCATGGGAGAAAAACACTATACGTATAGGGGAACTGTGCAACTTATCCAAGTTCATTTTTTCAATACACGGAGGTGACTTTCATACCGTACCATCGGAATGCAGCCAAAAGGTACATCCGACAGGTGTTTCCTTTGAGGACGGACATACAGAGCATTTCATTAATAACAAGCTGTATATTGAGATAAATAACGAATAATTATTAACTATATTAAGTGATATAGAACTATGGCAGTAATTGGATGGGGTAAACCCCGAATTTTCGTAAAAGACCTTGATGCGGATTCTCCTAAATGGGAAGAATTTCCAACTCCCGTCGAGGATTCTACACAGTTAACAACAACAAAAGGAGACAAGCAAGAAGCTAAAATTGAAGGCGGAGAAAACGAAGATGTCAAGTATGGCAAGAATACCTATGCTCTTGCACTAAATATTCGTGCAGCAAAAGGTCGTAAAAGACCAATCAGTGACAGTGATGGAGTAGTAGCACACAATTATGCTATTGCATTACAACCGGAAGACCCGGAGGTTCAAGGTTTCTGTATGGAGAAAACAACTGTTTCGGTAGAAGATACCTTTAGTAGTGCAGATGGTGGTATTTGGGCATATACTTTTGATGCTTTAAAGTCCTCTGCTGATAAAAAGCAAATTCAATGGGGAAAAATTATTGTAACCCCCACTACTGGTGCTCCTATCACAAAAATAGAATGTGATCCGGAAGAAGAAGCAGGTGATGAAGATAAATTCGAAGTTGCTCCGAATGCCAGTGTAGGTGGGTAATCATAATAAAACCATACTTAAGTTTCGAGGGTACCCTTTTTTAAAGTGGTATCCTCATCTGCGGATTAAGCACACACAGGCGTGCATCACTCTACCAGAGTGAAGGGGATGGTGCAGGTCCATCAGTCCGCTCTAAAAATCTGAGTTGATTTGTTTTCATGTCTAAATTTGGCGGTCTGTGAAGATAGCCCTTTTATAAAAATACAATAATGGTAGAAGATAAGAAAATAATGGAAATGAATATTGCTGATACAATCATGGAAAGACCTTACGGATTCCAGATAGGCAAACAGCAATTTTATCTATACCCCATATCTCTGGGCAAAACATACCTCGTTTCAAGGCTAATTGACAACCTTGAAATGAATGCTGATATAATCAAGAATAATCCATATATGGAAGCTCTAAGGTTATGCCAAGAGAAGAAGGAGACAGTATGTCGCTTATTATCTTACCATACCATTAACAAAAAAGAAGATTTGTTTAACACCTCCATTATCAACAATCGTTGCACTTTCTTCAAGAAAAGCCTGTCCAATGAAGAGATGGCTCAACTTCTCGTAATGGTCCTTACAGAAGACAACGTAGGTAAGTTCATCAAGCATTTAGGAATTGACCGCGAACGTCAAGAACTGGCTAAAATATCCAAAATAAAAGACAAAAAAGGTAATTCTATCACATTTGGAGGTAAGAGTGTATTCGGTTCCTTAATATTACCAGCTTGTGAAAAACTTAATATGACACCTCAACAAATCGTATGGGACATTAGTTATTCATTCTTGCAAATGTTAATGGCAGATGCTATTACTTCAGTATACCTCACTGATGAAGAAAAAAAAGAGGCCCGTATTCCTAACGACAGGACGTTTATCAATGCGGATGATCCCGAAAACATGGCCAAGATAAAAGCTATGAAATGGGACTAAATACGACAAATAGAACAAAAGTCAGAAATAAAAGGCAAAAAAATCACGAGGGATATACAAAACGCCTCGTGATTTATAAGTTAAATAGAACAATTATAAATATTTCATTGTTACTACTATAATGCTTCATTTTCTATATTACTGATACTACCGTTTAGGCTAAAATATATTTTCCAACATTTCACAATGTTATAATCAGTCCAAGAACCAATAGAAGGTATTTGAATAGAATCATCATCAAGCAGTTGATAATACAATTTGTTTCCAATATAAATATAAAAAAAACTCAATGGATACTTAGCGGCACTTCCTTTTGATGCATTTTTTATCCCAGCATTATAGGCACTAAATGTCATTGTTACATTTCCGAATGTAGAAGAAAACCCTGTATAAGACTTTCCACTCAAGGTGTTTTCTATAGATGCAGGAATATTATCCGTTTTTGTAAATGTTATAGTTCTGTTTTTATGGCTTCCATATAAATCCATATAAGAAATGTCAACTTCTAAATTCTCATCAGAAATACTTTTGATTGTATATGTTGTTGTTCTATTAAAGTACATATTATTACATTTTACAACATCTTTAGACTGATTATAATTACCACTGTCTATAAATTCATCATCAAGATATGCCGCATAGAACCCCTTGCTATCAAACGATATAAAAAAATTCCCCTTTTGCCAAACCCCAACTAGAGACACAGGCGTTGTAGTTGTTATATCTTTATCATGTTCGTCACTATCCGATCCAGAACATGAATGGAAAACAAAAACTGATAACAATGCTGCCCAAACAAATAATGTTTTCATAATGTATAGTGTATTTATTAGTTATTCTTTTATCGCTATTTTAAGTGATTCTTCAAGTCTATCCGCATATTTGAATATATCATCTATACTATCAATTTGAATCCACTTACTGCTTTTGTAATTGTCCAATGGTATTCCAATCCGTTTCTTTCTTGCGCCAATGGAAATACGACATATCCATAACCATTCGCTGTTATCAAGATTAACGACAAAATATGTTTTATAGTCTTTGTAAGTTATACGAGAGGCATCAATGTTTTTTCTTAAAATGCTCCTCACGATATTGTAAGCGTCCAACTCCTCCTGCGTAGTTATAATACCAGAATCCTTGTCCATGTACACAACTCCTTCCGGAAGTGTATCATCTATATTTTGTTTTGAAGAATCAGGCCCCCCTGTACCTAAAACTGTATTATCCTCCTGTTCATCGTTCTTAATTGCTGTATTAAGTCTATCAGAAATTATGTCACCAATAACATTGGACATTGATTTCTTCACAAGTGGCGTAAACATTTCAATAACTTTTTGGGTTATTTGCCCTGTTGTGTATACCTGTTTAGCAAAGAATTTCACAAATTCATAGGAAGGCAATTGTAGCTCTCTACTAAAAATATCTTTTATTTCTGTTGTATATTTCAATTCATTGGCAGTCCCTAATATATCTCCTTCGTTATAGTATGACTTATGGAATTTCTTTAACTGTTCTATATCCGCATCTGACAAGTCAAGCATATCCACAATAAGAAACGGCTTTTCGTCCATAATGTTCACTTTTTCCAAATCAGTATAAAACCGGTATTCTATTCCATTAGTAAGTACACCAAAACGAGCCTTTGAAGCTACAAAATACTTTTGCAATTGAGTATCATGTAGGTTTAAATCCTGCTTACAATGTTTGCACTCAATAAGAAGAATCGGGCTTTCTTCCTTCATTATAGCATAATCTATCTTCTCCCCCTTTTTCTTAACCAAGTCGCAATCCATTTCAGGAACAACTTCAAAAGGGTTGAACACATCATAACCTAGAGCAGTTATCATTGGCATAATAAAAGCATTTTTTGTTGCTTCTTCTGTAGCTATCCTATCTTTTTGTTTTCTTATGTTGTCAGATAGCTGCATAACTTGATCCTTAAAATCCATCACTCTATTTATATTGTTGTATATGTGCAAATATATTTAATATATCAATGCAAACAAAATTAAAGATAAAAAAATAAACTTTTAAGGATGTTTTAATATGCAAGAAGACTTTTAATGAGCCAATTTTATTATATTTGCATTATCGTGTGATGTTGCACGGAACTATTTCTATCGAAAAGACTTATGGCTGGATTACACTTTGATATAACCGGTGACAACTCCAACTTCATACGCAAGCTTCATGAGTGCGAAAATGGAGTCAAAAACACTTCCAAGCAAATAGAACAGAGCGGGTTAAGTATAGAAGATTTATTTAACCGTATGACTAAAGCCGCTGCTGCTTTTGGAGCAGGTTTTACAGCAAAAGAGTTAATTTCAAATATTGCCCAGGTTCGCGGTGAGTTTCAACAGCTGGAGGTAGCATTCAAGACAATGCTTGGCAGTGAAGATAAGGCTAATGCTCTAATGCAGCAACTTGTCAAAACAGCAGCCACTACCCCATTCGACTTGCAAGGTGTAGCAAACGGAGCCAAACAGCTTCTTGCTTATGGGGAAAATGTAGAAAACGTTAATGATGATTTAATACGTTTGGGTAACATTGCGGCCGGTCTGTCACAACCGTTGGGCGACATTGTGTACCTATATGGTACTACCATGACACAAGGTCGTCTATATACACAAGACCTTAACCAGTTTACAGGACGCGGTATCCCTATGATTCGAGAATTGGCTAAAGTATTTGGTGTAGCTGAAGGAGAAGTAAAAAGTTTAGTTGAAGCTGGAAAAGTTGGTTTTCCGGAAGTTCAAAAAGTTATCATGTCCCTTACAAATGAGGGAGGAATGTTCTACAACCTTATGCAAGAACAGTCCAAGACAATCACTGGACAAATTTCCAATATAGAGGACGCAATTTCTACCATGTTTAATGAAATAGGAAAAGCTAATGAGGGTATTATTAATGATGCTTTATCCGGAGTATCCTATCTTGTTGAAAACTACGAGAAAGTAGGACGAATATTATTAGAAATCGTTGGAACCTATGGAACGTATCGCACCGCTTTAATGGTAACTAATGCTTTACAAGCCTTGCAAGTCTCAGGGATTACAGCTTTAACAGCCAAAGAAGCAGTTCACTATGGATGGTTAGTCTTAACTAAAAAGGCTCAAGATGCTTTGAATATATCAATGCTAAAGAATCCGTATGTATTAGCAGCTGCAGCAATTGCAGGATTGGTTTATGGAATATACAAACTTGCCAATGCTGAGACGTCTGCAGAAAAAGCAGTACGTAAACATAGAGAGGAACAGGAAAAATTTCAAAAAATCATTGATGATAGAAAAAATAATATTGAAGAGCTAATCCGCGTAATACAAGACGAAACAGAAACCGAATATTCACAAAGAAAAGCCTATGAAGAATTAAAAATTTTGTCTCCGGCATTAACGGAAGCTTATACACGCGAAGAATTAGCAGTGGCATCTCTTACAGAAACAAATAAAAAACTTAATGAAGAAAGGGACAAACAAAACTATAAAAATATCATTTCTGAAATAGAAAAGCTAACTAAAGCAATGAAAATCTATCAACAACAGAGCGGATTATCAGGGAAAGCTTTAGAGAACAAATCTTATTATCAATCTTTAAAGAAACAGATAAATCAATACTATGAAGATTTAAAAGAGTACGACCGTTTAAAGAAACAAGCCGAAGAAGATGCAAAGCCAATTGAAGTCAAGTTACTTGAAGCGCAAAGTAGCCGTGATGAAATAGTGCAGGAGTACAATGCGGCAAAATTGGTATTGGAACAGGAACAGGAAAAAATAAAGAGCTCCCCTTTCTCCGTCATACCAATTGATGTACAAATACGATTTGACAATGCAAAATCCGCGTTGAATGATATAGATGGCACCATATCCAAACTGAAGAACCAGCAAAATAAAATTGATAAGACATATCAACAAGCGTACAAAGAAGCAGAAGCAAATTGGAAAGCTAAAACTAAAGCAGTACGTGACGCAAAAAACAAATCCAAAGCAGAATACATAAAAGCTATAAAGGAACAAGAAGAAGCAGAAAAAGAGTTCAAATCTCTTGGTGGAGATACAACTGGAAAAAGTAAAAGAGAAGTTGATAAACAAAAAAAACTTCAACGCGAAATATCAGAAGAGCTTTTGTCTCTCCGTCGCCAAAATCAACAGGCAGAAATAGACCTCACGAAAGAAGGTACAGAGAAAGAGCTGAAACAGATTGACCTAAATTATCAAAAGAAACTGGATGCTATCAAAAAGCAAGAAAAAGAACTGAGTGAAAGACAGGGTGGTAAACTGACGCAAGAACAATCTGTTGAGATTTCTGCTCTCTATACCAATGCTGAAAATGAAAGAGACAAAGCAATTGCCGATGTAACCAAAAATCAGTTAAAAGCGGAAGCAGATGCAATGCGAGAGTATTTGAAGGAGTATGGTACATTCCAGCAACAGAAATTAGCCATTGCAGAAGAATATGCAGAGAAAATAAAGAAAGCTTCTACAGAAGGGGAAAAATTATCTCTTGGAAGGGAAAGAGACTCTGCCATCCAACAGGTAGACATTAATGCTTTAAATCAGAAGATAGATTGGCAAAGTGTTTTTGGAAACTTCTCCGGTATACTTGGCAGTCAATTAAAAGAAACGCTTGATGGTCTGAAGGAATATGTAAATACAGATAAATTCAAAAATTCATCAGAGGCAGATAAAAAAATCATATATGAAGCAATAGACCGATTGAGGGAAGTAACTCCTGGCGGCGAAGGCACGTTGAATTTTAATAAAATACAACAACAAATGGATGGGTTGGGAGCTGCCATAAACAGACTTCAAACTGCTACATTAAATCAAGATATTGCTTTTCAAAATCTTAAAAAAGCAGAGAACGACTACGCCAATGCGTTAAAAACAGGAGATAAGGGGGCTATAGACAGTACACGACAAGCACTTGATTTAGCCAAATTGGGGGCTAATGCTGCCAACGATGCTTATAAAAGTGCAGAAGTTGAGGTGCAAAACTTTGGGAATAATCTTAGAGATGTAGGGGCGGATACAGTTGACGGTCTGAATTCCGTAGCAAGCGGACTTCAAAGTTTTGCTGATAGTACATTACCTGGCATATTCAGAGGGTTGCAAAACACATTAACCGGGCTTTCCAAACTCAACATTGGTGGGGCAGTCGGAGATGCTATCGGTAAGTTATCACAAACCCTTTCAAGCGCAGGAGTTATAGGACAGATTATTTCTGCTGTACTTTCAATTCTCGATATACTGAAAGATGGAATAGGTCCGCTTATATCTTCAATTATTGATACGGTTCTTAATGCTGTGAATGGAATTTTGGACAATATTCTTAGTGGAGATATGTTTGTTCAGATCTTCAGTTCCATCAAAGATGGTATAGGCAATATTTTGAACACAATCTCTTTTGGTGGATTCAACTCACTAATGGATAAAATTAGTGGAAGCAACGCTAAAGAAGTTCAAGAAGCCATTGACAGATTAACAGACCGTAATGAAACATTAGAGAAATCCATTGATCGACTTACCGATGTAATGGAAAAATCTGCTGGAGTTAAGTCTATATCAGCATATGAACAGGCATATAAATATCAACAGGAACAAATAGCCAATACCCTTAAAATAGCCCAAGAACAGGCAAGATATTCCAACTCCCATCATAGCTGGAAATATTATATGGAATGGACTGATGAACAACTACGTTGGGCTCGTAAGAATGTAGATAATAACTTCTCCGGTACGGAATCTTTGTGGGGATTAAGCCCGGAACAGATGAAATTGCTTTTAAGTAATGCCGATATATACGAGCAAATTAAAAGTGCTGGCAAGGGGGGATATGGTGGTCGTGTTATGGAAAAGCTTGAAGCCTACGCAGACCAAGCAGGTAAATTGGATGAGCTTACAGAAAAAATCAATGAATCTATTATGCAGATTTCTTTTGATGGTCTTAGGGATAATTTTCTCGAATCTTTGATGGATATGGATAAAGACGCTAAATCTTTTTCAGAGGATTTTTCCGAATATATGCAACGTGCTTTGCTCAATTTTTCGATGGGAGATTTATTTGATGATGAACTGAAAGCGTGGTATAATGGTATTGCAGATTTAATGAAAGAACAAAGCGGGAAGCTTACTAAGAAGCAGATAGAAGATGCGAGAAAGGATTACGACTTGCTGGTTCAAAAAGCCATGGATGAAAGAGATAAGCTTGCTGAAATAACTGGATACACAGGTAGCTCTTCCTCATCTTCCCAAGAATCCACAAAGAAGGGCTTTGCTGCTGCTTCGCAAGATTCAATTGAAGAGCTTAGTGGTCGCTTTACCGCTTTTCAGATATCTAATGAAGAAATTAAGAATCAAATGATAGCTGTAGCAATGGGAATAAATTCTCTCACAAATATATCATCCGTAGGAAATGAAATACTCAACAACATTTTAACCCAGCATGTGATAACAAATAGTTACTTGGATGATATTGCGAAATATACAAAGCTACTAAACGATATAAAAACTGATATTTCGGAAGTAAAATCCAACACAAAAGGACTTTCTACTCGTTAATAATAACTTTTTAATATTTAAGGATATGCCTAAAGGTGAACTTTTCATTAACAATAGAGATGCGTATAGTGTATGGGGAATAAGTATGGATTCCTCATCTTTATCAGCATTAATGACTCCTGCTCCTAACAAGGAATTTATAGAAAATAAATCTAGGCTGAAAAATGGGAAACAAGTTATAACAACAAACCCTAAAGTGGACGAACGTAATATCACGTTAACCTTTAACATGACAGCCAAAGATGAAACTGAGTTTTTCGAAAGATACAATAGCTTTTGCCAAGAATTAGCCACTGGTATATTGAATATCAAGACTAAATATCAGCCTGATATTGTATATCGCACAATATACCTCTCATGTAGCCAATTCACACAGTTTATGAGAGGTATTGGTCGATTTTCCTTAAAACTTGTAGAATACAATCCGTCAACTGAAAATCGCACTATTTAACGATAAAAGTGGAACTTTTTATTTCACTTTTATTATCTTTGCAACAAACATCGTATGAAGGTATACGAAACTTATGATAGACATCAAAGACATATCCGGCAATCTCCGTTTTTCGACACCTATCAAAGAGGGATCGAAAAGACACTTCCAGTTGATGCAGGAAGATTACATCACATTGAAGTTCTCTCTAGCCAATCCTGTGTACTTCCAATTAGGAGATGGAGTAGATAATGATCTCGGAATATTCGAACTTGTAGACCTGTATAAACCCGCCTATAATACGACTACAGGAGCCTATGATTATGAACTTCGTCTTGATGCCTATTATTGGAAGTGGAAGAACAAGAAGTTTTTCTACACGCCTGAGACTACCGGAAGAGAAGCTAGTTGGAATCTCACCGCTCCTCTTAATGTCCACCTGAATGTCTTTCTTGACAACTTGAAAGCACTCGGATACAAGTTCAGAAAAGAAGAGTTCACATACGAAATTGATAATACGGTAGCGAACACCTCCAAACTCGTTTCATACGATAATGTGAATCTGATAGACGCTCTTACCCAAATGGCGGAGACTTGGGAATGTGAATGGTGGATAGAGAATCATAAAATCCGTTTCGGCCGTTGTGAATACAGCTCCCCGGTAGACTTTAAAGCTGGTGATTTAACGGACACGGAGAACGTCAATGTCAACTCCATGCAGAGAAGTGACAGTCAGACCACATACGCAACCCGTGTTTATGCTTTCGGTTCTACTCGTAATATTCCTGCCAGTTACCGGAAGAGTCTGATATTTGACGTGAAGAAGGTCAATGGTAGAGATATAGCTGATACGGCAAGAATCCTTAACATAGATTATTTCCCGTCTAAGTTTACGTATAAAGAATACTATACCGCCAGCAGGAGCGAGGGTAGCGGATTTTTTAAACCATCTTACACAGAATGGATTCTTGATACCGATTTGTCTTTATTGGCTAAAAGCGGTTCCTATAAAGTTATTTCGGATGGAATATCCATTAATATAGCAACAACTCTCCCCCAAATAGGGAGCCGTGCTTTTCTTCCGGCAGGAGAATATATATTGAAAGCTACGTATATATATAAAGTCTCTGGAGAATCAAAAGAAGTTACGATAGGCAATCAAGTTGTTTCGTTGTCTTCGCAGCAGCAATATGAAATTAATACCAGAATAGATGTTCCTAATACATTGGAAATAGACAAAGACAGTTCTGATTTAAAAGTCCGAACTTCTGTTAGTGTCCCGATGAACGATTCTTTCGATATACTTTCATCTTTTGCGGCGTATGTAAAATATAATATCGATTTGAGGGGCGGAGCTTCCGCTGACACTTCGGTGACATTCCTTTCCGGTTCTAATGCAGGACAGACATTCGATGCTGTCTATAATCCGGATTTACTCACAGGAGATAATTCGAACGTTATTCGTCTTCCCGAAGGTGTCACCGCTTCTATAGGAGACAGATACACGATTAATAACATCATAAAAGGAAAAGTCCCCGATAACTACTTCAGCAAGGATGATAAGGAACTGACTTTGAACGGTGTTGTTCAGAAACGCCTTATGCTGCCGGAAGGCATTCCCTATGTAGACGCTTACAGATACAGTCCCACAGGGGAACGGATCAACATAGGAGATGAACGTTATGATAACCCGGATAACGTGGAAATGCCTGTAGAGGAAGCAATCGAGGAGATAGCTATATTTGAGGATGAATATCCTAAGTATATCGGCTCCGTATCCAGCATTAGTCATGAAGAAAAGGAAGAAATAGACGAAGAGACAAAGAAACCTACCGGAAACAAGTATCCCATCTATACTTTCAAAGACAATAGTCTGAAAAACTTTACAAAAGATTTTCTTTTGGAAGAATTACGTTTGATTTTCCAAACAGGTAAGCTTGCCGGACTTGACTTTGCTTTAACCTTAAAAGAGAGTGATAACACAGGAACCACATTTGAAATAGCCCGCAATGAGGATTACGGGCGTGCCCTTCCCGACGATGTGTTGTTCCCGCAAACCACTCATATAGAAGATGGCAAGGAAGTCCCGGCAGATACTTACGTCCTTTACGGCTTTGATCCGGCATTCATCTCTGAACAGATGGTGCCAGAATCAGAACAAGAGTTGCTTGAAACTACCAAGAAGTATGTAAAGAAGTCTATGATTGATCCGTCCACCTATGATTGCGAGATGGACGCTGATTTCATTTATAATAATGGCAATATTCGTACCTATGAGGTAGGAGATAAAGTAAACCTTATAAATAAAGCATATTTCCCCGAAGGACGTCAATCCCGCATTATCGGTTTCGAGTGGCCGTTGGATATTCCATACGATCATCCTATATACACAGTTGGTGAAACAGCCGCTTATTCCCGTATCGGTGAGATAGAAAGCAAGCTTGACTCCCTCACTTACAAGGGGCAAACTTACTCCGGTTCCGTTGTTGGTGGCGGTGGAGCAAGTATCTATGTGATAGGAGTGAATGACAAGACACTTCCGTCTGACCGTAATGTGTTCTCATCCAAAAAGTCCCTTGCTACCTTTCTGAACAAGACACAGGAGGAAACAATGGATTATCTTATCCGACTGCTTGGCGGTGTTATAACCGATAATATAGAATCACAAAATTTCATCAGTGGCGCGCTTGGTACGGGATTCCTTGTCAAACGAGATCCAAAGACCGGACGTTCGTATGCCGAATTTGATGAAATATATGTCCGGTTGAAAGCTGTGTTTGAATCTTTGACAATCAAAGAACTACAGTCAGTAGGCGGTGAAATTCTTCTTACGCTAGCCAGCATTGAATGTACCAAAGTGGAAAAGATTTCCGTAGCGGAGGTTTATGATTCCACAGGGGCACGGCTTTATGGCTCTGACAATGCAGCCTTGTATGTCCCTATAGAAACAGGTGGTATTTATCGTTGTTATTTCACGGCTGATGATGGCAATAAAGCTATCATTAATCAATTCGTTCCGGGAGATTTGGCGCAATGCCGTCAGTTTAATATCAAGGCTGGAGTTTATGAAAATGTATCTAATCGCTATTACTGGCGGTATGTTTTGTCTGTCGGAGAAAACTATATTGACCTGTCGGTAGATGATTGCGAGGAAGGTAGTGATATACCTCAGGCTGGCGACAAAATAATCCAACTTGGTAACAAGACGGATCCCGCACGTCAGAATGCTATCCTTTTGTCCGCCTATGGTCTTACCGCTCCAACCATACAGATGTTGCAGGGTATTGATTCTTATACTTTGGAAGGAAAGGCTGTCAAGGAAGAGGGATTCGACCAGGAAACACAGCAGTTCTATTCGAAGAATTACGGACGCAGTTATGTTGGAGATCGTGAACGGAAAGAATACATAGAGTATGTACCAGGAAGTGGAATGGAAGCCCGTTGTTCTATCAAGGGGATTTCTGATGATGGTAACTCGGTTTATGACCTTCGCCCGGATGGGACTTGCTTTTTTGGTAAAACGGAGCCGGATAGTGGAAAGAAAACAGGAATAATTCAGGGAGTAGATTGCTTCATAGGTGGCTCTAAACGAACTGGAATATTTGCCGTTGTTGATGATGAGGTGGTATTTGAGCTCGATCCCGTCACTAAGCAATATAAGTTTACCGGTGAGGTTTATTCTGATAAAGGTAAAGTGGGTGGTTTTGATATTGATAGTTATATCTTGGAAAATAAGAATGGTCAAAATGCTTTAATTAGGATCACTGATGATTATCGCAAGACCACTGCCGCTTTGGGAAACGCTATTCCTGGTACCGCGGGATTTGGATGCGGCTCTTATTTTGAGGCGAGCGATACCGGAGATTATGCGGATAATAGAGCGGTTATGATAAGGGCGAGTGGTAGTACGGATGAGTTTTGGGGTGGAGGAAAAAGAAATATTTGTATAGATGCTGTTGGTGGCTGTAATTGGCGGATGGCTCATGATGATTTCTGGAGTATGCCCGGAGTTTTATTCGGCACAAGAATTATAGTATCATCTTCTGGTAGTCCTTCATTCGGTATATCTTGGGGCAATGGAATAGATTTAAGTCTAGCTAAGATATCAGTAAATACAGCCAGTAAAATTTTCACCTTTACCCATGGACTAGGACATACTAGATATTTCACTTTTGTAACCCCAAGCGGTCAGCGTGCAGCAGGTGACAATAATCCGTGTACTTCATCTGTTGACAATATTATGGATACTAGTTTTACCCTGAGTTTTTGGGGGAATGGTAATTATGAAAGAGTATATCCTTTGTATTTCGATATGATTATAGTCGGGGTTCCTTTGAATAAATAAATTTAATAAAATATCAATATGGCAGAAGAATACATATTAAGACATACCGGTCAAGAGATAGATGATCTGCTTGATAACGTACCAGCGGATAGTAAAGCTTCCGGTATTTATAAGTCTTCCTTAGATTTAAGTACTATCATAAATGAAGGTAGCGTAACCCAAGACCACCTAACCGAAATAAATTCTATTTATTCGGCATGGAAATCCGGCAGAATGGTATATGTCCTAGACGAAAAAGGCGGGTATTACAATTTGGGAGTGCTAAACATGCAATTGGCAGAAGATAATTCAAAGTGCTCATTCGTGGCATTAGACCAATCTGGCGTATTATGCTATTATTCTTGCAACCCGTCTTCCGGCGTTACGGGTAAATGGTCCGTTACTCCTATTGGGAAGGATTTGTTCGCACTGATTGAGCATACTCATATAGCTAGTGACATCACGGAAACGATAAACAGAAGGTTCATGACTGATAAACAAAAGACCAAGTTGGACGATATAGATCTATCTCAATACGCCAAATCCGATTTGTCCAACGCCATGACTGTCTCACTCGGTCAGAATGGATATGCAAAGTTCAATAACGGGTTGTTGATTCAATGGGGATTTATAAGTACTACCGGGCGGGAACGCACCGCATACCTTACAGTTAACTTCTATGATACGACTTACCATGTTTTCTCATCGCCTGAAGCTCCATCTGATATTAATGTAGTGGAGAGCCTTTATTTGAGCTACAAAGCAAATGCTTATTTTAAAATAAAAGGGAGTTTTGTCAATCCTGCGAATAATAATGAGTATAGTTATCCAGGAGAGCCTTTTCATTGGTTTGCGATCGGTCGTTGGAAATAATAAGGAGGAATAATAAATGAAAGAGAAAATGTATTGGAAAAGCGGATTCTACGACACACCGATAGAAGGTGGCGTAGAAATAAGCACTGAGTATTGGCAAGAGTTATTGGACGGTCAATCATCCGGTAAAGAGATTAAAGAGAATGCTGACGGGTATCCCGTACTGGTCGAGCATGAATATACGATTGACGAACTGAAAGAGATGAAGATAACGGAAATCAACGCCTACGATAAGTCTGATTCTGTTAACTCGTTCATCCTTTCCGGTAAAACGATATGGCTTGACAAGGATACCCGTGTCGGATTGGTCAATTCAATCAATATCGAGAAGGAAGCGAGACGTGCATTGACTACATTGTGGTATGATGCTGAGAAATACACAATCCCTGTTGATACAGCCTTGCAAATGCTAAACCGGTTAGAACTATACGCCCTTGACTGTTACAATGTGACGCAATCTCATATTGCGGCTGTGAAAGGCTTGTCTACTGTTCAACAGGTGGAATCCTATAACTACAAGACCGGATATCCGGAACAACTCAATTTTGTATTATAAACTCAAAAACAGATAAAGCTATGATTCTATTAGTATTGTTTTCATTTATCCTCATCGCCGGATATGTCTCTGCGATGATTAAAAAAGGGAAGGGGATTCCTTACTCTATCAGTGATACCTACTACGCATTGACGCATAAGTTTTGGTTTACTCTGTGTATGATCGGCTCCGGTGTTCTGCTTCTTCCGGCAGCTTTGGAATCAAGTACGGAGAACAGCCAGTTTCTTGTCTTTCTCTCTGTTGTCGGTATGGCTATACTTGGTGTGTCCCCTAACTTCAAATCGGAGCAAAAGGTTCCTCATGTAATAGGTGCTTCCATGTCGTTGATCTTCTCCCAGATATGGGTAGGTTGCAATAGTTGGTATTGGCTTCTGTTATGGTCGGGATTCATTGTGTATATGGTTGTCTCCATGAAGAGGAATTGGACGGGTAACTTCATCTCCGACTTCATAAAGAGGAAGCCTATGTTTTGGATTGAGGTAATTTCATTGTTAACTGTTTATCTAACTTGTTTGGTATGAAAGAAGCTATAGTACATACCACTACCGGAGGATTTGCAGCAATAGCAAGTGCTTTCGTTATTGAATCATTGCAAAATATGATTCCGTGGTTGATTGTATCATGTGCTGTAATCCTTTGCGATCTAGCTTTTGGAGTGCGAAAAAGTATGCTTATGGGTGAGAAGGTCAGATTTTCCCGTGCTATCCGTGCTACTATGGGGAAGATGGTGACATACTTCGCTTTTGTCTGCATGGTCTGTATGATTAGCGTAGCAAGTCATAACGAATATCCTATTGATGTGTATTCGTGCTTGCTGGTATGCTTTATAGAGGGCTGCTCAATTGTCGGTAATATCCTGAAGCCTAAAGGAATTAATATCAATCTTATCGGTGCTTTGGGCGTGTTTGGTAAGAAGGTGTTCAAAGTGGATAAGGAGGACGTGAAGGAGATTATAGATAATGAGTTGGATAAAAGAAAGTAACCGCCCGAAGCACCTGCTCTATGCCATTCCTTCCGGTGCATTGTTTACGATCCTGTTTGTTGCAGGACTTGCGGCCGGGATGGAGTTCAAAGACCGTGCGTATGGTAACAAATGGGACTGGCTCGATATTGCCGCTACATTGATAGGCGGTCTTATCGGTCAAATGATTCAAATTGTAGTATTAACATTGATATTATAGGAGAAAAGATATGGGAAAGTATTTCACGATAGCCGAAATGGTAAAGAGCGAAACAGCAGACAGACGTGGTATTGACAACCGTCTGCCAAAAGCATTGATATGCAATGTGGATGGCTTAATAGATAACGTTCTTGATCCTCTTCGGGAAGCCTATGGCAAACCTATCACTGTAACTAGCGGATACCGTTGCGAAGCATTAAACAAGGCGGTAGGAGGAAGTAAGACCAGCGAGCACATGAAAGGAATGGCAGCTGATATAGTTGGCACTCCGAATACAAAAGCGGAAAACAAAAGGCTGTTCAATCTCGTACAGGAACTTGGGCTTTCTTTTACACAACTGATAGATGAGAAGAATTTCTCATGGGTACACGTGTCTTATGATAGCTGTAACGTGAAAAAACAGATTTTAAAATTATAATCAATAGGAGGAACAATCATGGCAGTATTAACCTTTGTGCAAAACGAGAATACCCAGAAATATGTGGCGGAAGCAGTCGTAAATGCAAACTTCAATATCCACCTGGAACGCCCCGAAGGTGGTGGCTTGCAGCTTTTTCAGAAGAACGGTGAATATACGGAAGCTATCGACGACCGGACAGCTACCGATAGAGGATTTGATACGGTTTCTGTTCCGAATACGGTTCCGTATAATGTCGGGCAAATATTCGATTACGATTTTGATGGTCTTGTCTACCCGAAGACAATCCGTATTGAGAGCGGTAGTGCGGTAACAATTGGCATTCTAACGGAGGCAGAATAATGCTTAACAGGTTATCATTAAATCGTATAGGGCTTAACCGTATCGGCTTAAACCGAATCGGTAAGCCCTCCGGTGGTTCATCCGACCGTCCGTACATTGATCCCAAAGTCTTAAACTCATTATGCGGTGTTTGGATAATGGATCAGAACACCAATGAATCTGAATCACGCAATATTATCAAGAACAAGATTGCTGACAGAGGTGGAGATTTGGAGTTATTGAACTTTGGGTATAAATTGAATAGTGGGTATAATGGGTATGCTATTGATTTTACTTCATGGAGTAGACTTATCGGTATAAAGGTATTTTCTAATAAATTTATAATAGAAAATAAAGCTTTTAATTGTGCGTATTATGTAAGAGATAAAGGAGAAGATTTAGATGAATTTAAAGCTAAAATAACTAATCATACTGACGGAATTATTAGATATGGTTATATAAATCAAAATGGAGTTATTACATATTTAGATATAACTCCTGATAATTCTAATAGAGTAATTACTTTTCCTAAATCATATAACAGTATTGAAGGATTACCTAATCATATTTGTGGATTTCAAACACCTATGTTTGTAAATACAGGACTAACCATAGAACAACTCCCCCTATACGAAGGTGCATTAGTAACTGACGGTAAAGATGATATGATAGTAAGTCAGAAGACCGTACAGGAGATGGGTATTACTAATGAGATTACTGTTGTCAGTATGATTCATCATATTAGTAATTCGGTATACCATACTAATTATATTAGAAGTAATACTAGACTACTAAAAAATTATTTGTTTGAGACTTCTTGTGGCAAATCTTTCATATATGGATATACAGCTACTAATGTAGGAGTAACAGGAACACCCAACGGAAAACTAACTGATGTTATACTAGGAGATAAAAAGGATTTATATACTGTTGCGAGTAATTATACAGGAATAGATTCTGATAGTAAATTTAGTATAGAAGGATATATCAATAATGTTGATAATTCATTAAGAGAACTTAGCGAAGTAGCCGTCTATTGGACTTTCATAGCCAACAAAGTCCTAACCACTGATGAGATAAACCAAATCATAGCTTATTATAAACTAGATAAGTACGTAGCTCCACAGGTTATCTATGATGTAAAAAGACAAGGATTAACGAATGATACTCCGGCTGCTGATTGGTATCTGAAAGACTTTAGTGGGAATGGGCATGATATGCGGTTGTATAACTATGCTAAGAAAGGTAATAGTGGTATAGGTAAGTATGAAACAGATTTTACTACTTGGAGTAAAGGACACTTTACAGATAACGTTAACATTGGTTCATCTAAGATTGAGATAACTGGAACTTTAACTGCTAGTAGTATCTTAATAAATACTAACCCAACATCTATATATAATGTTGAGATACATAGTCCCAATAAATCAATAACTATTTATTTTCAATATAATGATGTTGATGGCACAGGAGTTAAGAGAATTTCATTAGTTGAGGGAATTAATAAACTACCATCTGTTAGTGACTCTCTCTTTGTTACTTCTGACCCCCTTAATAGTAAAGGTATTACCATCACTCAAATCCCCGACTATGAAGGTGCTCTAGTTAGTGATGGTAAGGATGATTATGGTAAAGCAGAAGGATTGCCTATATTTAAGGATTATACGGTTGCTGCTGATAGAGCTATTGTTGATGATTTACCTAATAATGCTGACGGAGGAGTATTTACTAAAGGTATTGATTACATTAGTGGAGCTTTTGTTTTTGATTATAAAGACCAAGTATATAGTTTTGGAGTATCAAATGATAAAATACTTGATACAAAGAGATTTATAAGTTATCAATCAAAATATGTGAATAATGGTAAATCTATTAGTGCTGGAACTACTACGGATATAAATCCATTACTATTAGCTAAACTTGGTTCAAAAAATGATAGGTACAGTGCGTTAGCTCTTTACTCCATGTTACTCTTCCCATACTCCCTCTCCGAGTTCTTACTAGAGAGACAGCTAAAGAAGTATAAGTTGGGTACGTTGTATCCGGATATGGTGGAGTTCAGACCTATTATTAAGAGTAATTCAGAGTATCAAGTAGTAGATTTTTATATAGATAATTTGCCTGCTGTAGTAGGGAAATATTATCCAATTAATTCTGCATTAAGAATTGCTATAACTACACAAGGTCAAGTAGATGAGGTTTCTTCTATAAAAGTAAATGGAGTTGATTTTGGAGTTCCTAATATTAATGGTAATAGGTTTACGTTCAATGGAACTTTATCTGATAAATCCCCTCAAAAGATAGACATCACCATAGATGAGTACATAAGGTTTGAGGACATTGTACAGCCGTATCCCGAAATATGGACTATAACTCAAAATGGAAATAAAGTTTCTTGGGGAGATAAGTTAAAAGTTGGAAGTGAATTTGGTTACAATAGCAAAGTCAATCTATTATCTGATGTATATACTACCGCAAATAGTTATTACAATGGAAAGGTAGTAAAAACAGGAGATATTTTAAAAGTAGAAAAGCAAATGACTTTTGCTTGCGATAAAACTTGGAAACTTAATACCACCGAACCTCATGCTATCTACTCACCTCAAAAGTTGAACATACCTAACTCTAGCTTAAAGATACTAGGATATGTTCCTGACTTAACAGGTAAAGGGAATAATGGTAAGCTTAATAACTTTGCTTATACAGAAGATAGTGGTGTGACTGCTGATGGTAGTGTTAAGTTTGACGGTACAGATGACCATATTACTATTCCTACTTTAGCTCATGGTGGTAAGTGTGTGATGATGAAGGTGAATTGGAATAAGAATAACTCAATGTTATACGACCAAAGAGTATCATATTCTACAAAATTTGCCGTTCTTATTAATGCAGGAACAATAGCATATAATCAAACGAATCCTTTAGGAGTTACTTATATTGATGGAATAGAAAATACCAATATACTTTGTGATGAGTTAAAAGGAATTACTCATAATATAGTTTCTGCCAATGCCAATCCCGATAATAGTAAGTCACCTAATATTGGAGTTAATTTGGAAGGAAATGGAGGATTTAGCGATATGTCCCTCTACGAGTTCATGCTCTTCCCCGAAATACCTAGTGAAGATGAGATAAAGAAACTGAATAATGTAATGGGTATTGAAGGAGGTTATGTAGAAAGTCCGAATTATTATTGGGATGCTTATGGTAAAGCTAACAGAGCTTCTGCTGATATTGACTATAAGGATTTAAATAGTGCTAGTGATGCGCATAAACAATTAATAGATAAATCTATCGAAGGTTTAGCTGCTATTGAACTATATCATTCTACTGGAAATTTTTCCGGCATTAGAGATAGAAGATTATATCTGAATAATGTTGGTTATAATAGTGAGAGTGGATATGGAGGAAAAGGATTTGTTCCTTTTAATGGAGATTGGAGACATGATGAAGGTAAGTTAGATTTCCAATTTATAACTAACGGTATACACGTTACTAAAAGTAAAGCAACATTAAGTAATTGGTTTTGGACAAATAATCCAACTGTAAAAGGTGCTAAAACTAAATATAAAATTACAGGAGTAACTTTTGATAGAGCCATAAGATTTTTTAATGGATTATCTGAATATCAATTAGTGATAAACAAGGATGGAATATATGAAGTTGATGGTTCTTTATTAGTAGATGGCGATGGAAATCCTACAGGATTAAGTATTGGTGATAATGGTTGGGTAGGAGACTGTGATATTGTTATAGAACAACTTACAGAATATCCTAACGGCTTACTATTAGACGGAGTAGAAGACCATGCTGTTAATACTGTTATTCCTGCTGTGACTGATTACACTTGGATTATGAAAAGAGAAATATTAGGAAAGAAGTTCTGCCCAGTTGCTTATAAAGGTGACGGAAGTACTTATTTAGGCGGTTCTATGTGGTTTGAACAATCAGGTGGAGGGAATGGAAGCTGTTCATTTGGTTCTGTTTTTGCAGGAGGATTAACTTTTCCAAAATTAATTTCTTATCAAACTAAAACTAGTTATAACGGAACTTCAATAAATCCAGGAACAGATATTGATGGTACTAAATTAGTAATAGGTGCACGTCCTGATATACAGGAATACTTAGACTTGGTATTTTATAAAGCCATGCTCTACACCAAGACCATAGACCAACTATCTATTAATATGCTAAAGAACCTGTTTGAAAGAGACGAATTAATTGATGTAACTAACCCAATATTTAAGAAACAATGAAATATATCGTATTTCCCGTAGAAAAATTAAATGAAGTACCACAAGAGGTACTTGATGAATTACACTTGGCTCCTAGAAAGAGCATAGATGGAACAGAGGTAATAATGAAAGTGGCTAACTATGAAATGTTATTCCCGTCTGTTATGACATTGCCGGAGATTGGAGAAGAAACCCCGCAAGAGCCTGTATATACTTATCCGGTGTATGAGGGAGAATCATTGGATAATTTGTTGTCCGGATATAAATGGACTAGCAGGGATAGTGTGTTATGAGAACGCTCCCTTATATACTGATTTGCCTGCTGCTTGGCGTACTCGTGTGGATGAAATGCAGTCCACACGAACCGGCAACGGCAGAAGTGAGAACCGAGACCAAGATAAAGACGGTTGTCAAAGTTTGCACACTGTCTGTTTCACCGCCTATGGCACCGCTATTAACGCTTAAGTTGACGGATACCATTCATATAGGTGATACTGTTGTTCCTCGTGAACAGGCCTACTATGAAGACAGTCTTTACCGTGCATGGGTGTCCGGATATCGTCCTAGATTGGACAGTTTGCAGATATTTCCAAGAACCGTGTATCAGACAGTGACGAATGACATCTACCATACTGTCACCCCAAAGAAGAAACGCTGGGGACTTGGTTTACAGGCCGGGTATGGTTATCCGTGCGGTTGGTATGTTGGTGCCGGAATCAGTTGTAACTTATTTATGTGGTAAAGAAAGGAGGCTGAAAAATGATACATTAATTGATACTAGGCACCAAGTTATCCGGTAAAGTAGAAGACCGGTTATCATAACAAATGTAGCTCTTTTTGGGGGTAGAGTAAAAAGAACCCCCGACACATGAAAGTTGACGCCAATCGAACTTTTAAACATACCAAAGCATGCATCGCTGTGTCAGGGGTTAATATCCTTAACATTACGATACATGCTTTTGTTCTTTTGATATATTTAAAATCGATTGGCAAAGGCAAAAATACAACAAAAAAATTAATTACTATGTGTAAGTCAGAAATTTTTGCCGAAATACTAAACCTTGTCGGAAAAGAAACTGAAGTTTCTACTGAACTAATCCTTTCATCAAGCAAAGTGACGGAGGTTGTCGATGCCCGTTCTATCGTAGTGTTCTTCCTTACAGAATACGGTCTATATCCTGAACAGATAGCCGCTCTACTTCATAAGACATCTGCCAGCATTCGTTATCTTATATCCAACTTTGACAGACGGAAAGATAGTAATAAAATGATTGCAATATATATGCAAAATATTCGCAAATCGCTTGAAAATGAAGACTGATTTACCATCCTTCTAATATATACTTTTGTAATGCGGTTAATATTGACCGTGATAACAAATGTATAAATCTCTATGGAAAGAACGTACGTTTTTAATCAAGATGGTGGAGCGGGTTCAAGCAACGGTTTGCTTGCTTCTATTCTTCCGTCTTTGCAAAACAGAGGAATTGACACTGGATACCTGATGGGGCTGCTTGGTGGCGGCAATGGTAATGGTGGTTTCTTCGGTAACAATGGTGGTTTTCAAGACATCATTGCGCTTATTGTAATCGCAGCCATTTTTGGTAATGGGAACTTCGGTTTTGGTGGAAACAACAATCAAGGAGCGAACGAAGGAAGAGAAATGATCATGCAGACACTTAACCGAAACGGTGTCGATATTGCATCACTGGCACAAGCTGTAAACACTTCTTCCGATCAAATCCTTGCTGGCATTAACTCCGTATCACAGGCAATCTGCGGTCTGGGCAACCAAATGGGACAGAACACCAACAGTATACTTACTGCGATCATGCAGGGCAATAACGCTCTGACATCTCAAATCTGTAGCTGTTGCTGCGACATGAAGCAGCTTGTAACCACACAAGGATACGAGAACCAGCTTGCAATGTGTAACCAGACTAATACATTAGTCAACACAGCCAACCAAAATACGCTTTCTTTGCGTGACAGTGCAACAGCTAACACACAGGCTATCATTACCAAGTTGGATGCTATGCAGAATCAGGCATTACAGGACAAGATTGCATCTCTTACTGCGGAAAAGGCTACTTTGACAGCAGAAATCTCTCAGCGTAACCAAAATGCCACAATTTTGAATGCAGTAGGTCAGCAAATCGCACCTCTTGCAGCCGGGTTACAGGCATTGCAGTCTGACGTCGATGGAATTAAGTGTAAGTTGCCCAATACTGTTCCTGTACAATACCCGAACATTGTTGGTGTAAATCTTGACACATATCGTGCTGCTGCATACGGAGCTTATGCGGGTGATGCCGTATACGGCCGTAGCGGTTATGGATGCGGATGCAACAACTACTGGGGTTAATTCCGGTAAGAAAGGAGGTAATTATGTGGCCTAACTTTTTTACAGGATTTCCCTTTCCGTTCCCATCACTTGGAAGAGTAAACCTCAACACTCTTCCTACGGTAGCTGTAACGGTCGGCACAGAGAACGTAATCTTAGAACTTCCTAACCATGCGTTCCGCAACAGGGACTATGTGGGAGGTTTCTATGTCAATCTCCGCCAGGCAATACCTGCAGGTACGACTGCTACACTCCCGATACTGATAGGGACCAATGGGGATACAAGACCGTTGTTAGCTTACAACAACGAGCCTATTACAGTTGCAAACCTTGCCGGAACCGGTATTTATGAAATTCACTATAACAAGTACACCAATGAGCTGTTCCTTGTTAATGGCGGATACAGACCTACCGCTACTCCGGCTGCTACAGCAGAAGCAGTGTCAAGCAAAAACAAGTAGTCAACACGGGTGCCAGAATTTATTGGCACCCTATTAAAATTAAATCAATATGTTTCAGTCACTTCGTACCAATAACCAATTGTATATACTTCATAAAGATACCAATCCATATATTGAATATGGTCCGGTAGTAAGCGTTTCAGCCCCTAAACCAAAATATCCTATAGCCTCTCCTGTAGTGGGACAGCTCACCCAAATGGAGATGGTAGTTGATGTTGTCGTTAGTATCAACGGTCAAAACACTACATTTCAAAATCTCCCTGCAGGAATGGATATTGCCGATTTTGGTCAAAACGGGAATATTGTGGTATCATGTTCACGAGATGCAATGAACAATGAGGTAGCTTCTATGAAGCAAAAAAGCATAGATATCCTAAACAGCATGGACATACATAAATCCGTGATTGCCGGATGCGACAAGATGCTTACTCTCCTGAATCCAGAGTTTGCTGAAAAACAGCGTCAAGAACAGGAGATTGCCTCTTTAAAAGGGCAAATGTCGGAAATGAGCAAGAATATGGCAGATCTTATGGAATTAAACAAACGGCTAATGGAACAAATAGGAGTAACCGAAACATCTAAAAACAAGAAATGATATGGGAATGTGGACAATAAGAGAAGAACACGATGGATATGATCGTGACTTCGGAATGCGAGGCAGAAGTGAAATCGAAGAAGCCTATCGTGAAGGTTGTCGTCATGGTTATGAAAAGGCCATGAATGAAATGCGTAGTAGTGGAATTGGATTCCGTGAGAACGGGCGTTACGATGGTGACGGTATGAACGAACGTCGTATGCCGGGGTATTTCCCAGAATCCCCTATGTACGGAGATATGGGAGAGCGCAGACGCAGACGCTCAAACGGTGAGTTCTATTAATCGTATGAGGGGAGAAATCCCCTCTTATTCTAAAAAGCAATTAATTATGGGACAAAGACTAGATACGTATGACAAGATGCCGCCGGCAATGAAAAATTATCTGTCATTATACGGTTGGCACTTCTCTAAGAAGATGTGTGAATGGGCTGTTTCTAAAATGGAGGTTGAGAACAAGACTACCAAGCAGGAGGAAAAGCTCGTTCCGATCAAAAAGGAAGAGGTGGAGGAGCTTCTGAAGAAATACGGAATTAAACTGGAGAAAGACTCCGGGTACGATTGCGTATATGTAGCCAATATGGCGAAAGCTGATTATTATAAGAGTTCCATCATGGATGAAGCCCATCTGGCGTTATTTGTGAAGGATTATATAGATGATCCAGACGGATATGACGGACTTCCTTTTACCCGTTTCTATGCAGATTGCATCGGAAGCGGCACACCTATAATATGGGATGATATGCTCTGATTATGATAGTTCAGGATTTCTACATACCGAAATATGATTGGAGAGTTAGGGTGTATTATGCCGTAACGACTTACTGGACCAGTGAGATTCTGTGCGAACTTCACCGTATCGGTTGTAGAGGGGAAGATTTCAAACAGGCATACAGAAACCTCTCTTCCAGAGCTCTCAATACCGGTCTTACTTATTCAGACTTTGAGGACCGTGAGACTGTGATGGTGATTGCTCTCACTTCTTCACCGGAAGAGTTCCAAAACTCGTGGGATCACGAAAAAGGGCATCTGTGTCGGCATATCTCACAGGCATTCAATATTGATCCTTACGGTGAAGATGAACAGTATCTGAACGGTTACATAGGTCAAAAGATGTTTCCCGTAGCGAAGAATTTTTTGTGCGAGCATTGTAGAGGAAACCTGAAAAGGACTCTTCTTTATGAATATATCATGGAATGAAAAACGATAAAATCGACATATTGATTGAACAAGCCGACGACCGATATCACTCGGATTTCTGTCGGCTTCTGCTGGTTATGCTATGGAATGCCTAGAAAGGTGGCTATACAGGCTTATTCCTCTTGCTATTATTGCAAGGGTTATATCTTTGTGTTTGTCCCTGGCTATGTAGTCGGGGATTTTTTATGTTAAATAGTAGAAAAATAGTTATTAATAATTGCGAGTAGTAGAAAAATGGTTATCTTTGCATCGTTAAATCTTTATTGTAAGATATTTTTTGATTAAAAGAAAGGAGGTCTGGATGACAAAGAAAGTAAAAGAAGTTATTGTTTTACTTGAGGAAAATGGATGGGCTTTCGTTCGAATGAGAGGTGATCATCGTATATACTACAAGAAAGGAGCCAAGAGGCCTGTAGTAGTTCCGGGAAATCTTAATGATGACCTAAAGGATGGTACTTTAAATTCCATTTTGAAAGAGGCGGGGCTTAAATAAGTCCTGCCGTCCTTATCTCCTTGAACAACTAAGAGAATGCATTTGTTATTGATTATAAAAACTTCTACACATGGTAACATTAAAAGTAATCATCGAGAGAGCAGAAAATAATTATTCTGCTTATATTGATGGCATTGATGGTATAATCGCAACGGGTTCTACCATCGACGAAATAAAAAGGAATATGATAACGGCTATTGATGCCTTTATCGAAGAATGCTCAGAATTAGGATGTGAAATTCCTGATGATCTGAAGGGTGATTATGAACTGTCTTTTAAAATGGACATTAAATCGTTTTTAGATTTTTTCGAAGGTGTATTTTCAAAAGCTGGTTTAGAACGTATAACCGGAATTAATCAGAAACAATTATGGCATTATGCTTCTGGTAACAGAATGCCTCGTAAGGAACAAAATTTGAAATTAGAAACAGCCTTGCATAAACTTGGTGAAGAGCTCCTTTCCATTTCTCTATAACAGCCTCTTTTAAAATGGAATCGCCCGGTATACAACATGCCGGGCTTTTTTTTGTACCTTTGCCGAAAATTAAAAATCATGGAAGAAAATAAATACGACCACGGCTCAATCAACGAGCTACTGACTTGGGCGAAAGAGACGCTAAACAACAAGAAGTATCCTTCCGGTGAATTCCAGTTGGATAAGTGTGCGAAGATTCTCGATTGCGGGAAGTATCTTGATTCAATGATCCTTGTGATTGGCAAGAATTGGGAGAATCCTACGTTTTACCCGACGATTGATCAGTTGAGATTGTTTAGAACCAAAATAGAGAAAGGTGAATAATATGATTTATTTATGTGTTGATAAAGACGGAACCGAACGCATTATAGAATGTGAGGTATATTGTGAAAGACGAATGGGTAAAGAGCCATTTAGAGATAAAGAATGTTGGGGGTATGATCCACACAATGATGCATGTATCCAACTCCCTAAAGGTACAATAAAGAAAATAATCGGTCATGAGCTTACATGGGAAGATGAACCGGTAGAGTTGTAATAAGAAAAGCAGCTGAATGAGCTGCTTTTATCTTATCCCTTCATCATCATTATATCTGCTTTCATTTCAATATAATCCTTATACTTTTCAGGATTATCTATATAATCAATAACCCTGTTTATTGCTATTTCCGCTTGTTTAAACCTTGTTTTAGTATAATATCTAACAATACCCCTACCCTTGTCTGAATGAGCAAGACAATAGTCTATTACATTATCTGGTATTCCTAAATCAAAAGCATATTGAGCAAACGACTTTCTAGCAGAATAAAAGACTACCTTTTCTTTTATTCCTAAATCCTGTGCCAATATAGCAAGAGAGCGGCATACATACCTTGAAAAATTATGATACGAAAATTTATACCCAAAATCCAGTTTTTTTGTCTTATTATCTACCCATCTATCTATTATCATCTTTGCAGGTTCAGTAATTGGGAGTAGGCAATGCTGTTCGACTTCCGTTTTAAGTCTCGTTTTAATCCTAACATAATCTACTTTGTCATTAGCAAAACGAGTATTCATTATATCTATTAAATTCATTCCTCCTAGATAAAAAGAAAGCATAAACACATCCCTTGCAACAATGTATTTTTTCTCTTTAGGATTACTGTTTCTTATTATATTAAGGTTTTCCAAAGATATATCAACTTCGCGAACTGGAGATTTAGGAATTTTCTTATTTATAAATGGATGTATATCAAATTTGACATAACCTAAATTAATATTTCTATTAATTACAGCTTTTATTTGAGACATCATCATCCCAATTGTTGTATTGCCTATATTCCTTTTTGTTTTCAAATATTTTGAAAATCCTTCAATCATATTTGGAGTTATATCTGACATCGGTATTTCTCCCCTAGTGAACTCCGTAAAATACCTACAGCTTCTTTCAATCAATATTGCATAACTGTCTCGCCCTTCAGACTTAAGTTCACTTATAAAATCACCGCAAGCCTTTTGATAAGTAATATTAATCTTTTCCTTTGATTCAAAGTCTGAAACAAGCATATCTTTAATTTGTTTACAAGAATAAAGTGATTGATGTTTTATTTCATCCAATCTATTCTGTAAATCATTCATTATGTTTCTTAACTTGGAATTTATAATTGAAGCATCAGAACGCTTTGTTACTTGCCCATCCTTAAATTGTGCCAGGTTATCAATAATAAAACGTGTCACAATATAACATGTTTCTTTCTTATGACATACGGCTATTCTTATTTTATGCCTTCCGTCCTTTAAAACTTTTGCTTTGAAAATCGTTAGTTTAAGAGTTGCCATAATAGATTAAAATTTAAAGGATAAGTTTTGGATAAGTCATTTTGTCCAACGGTGGACAAAATTTCCTTTTTTTTAATCTATAAATTGAAGATCTCGTAAATAAATAAGGGAACCTAAGTTCCTAAATATAAGATAGTTAATAGACTTCCTTTAGAGAGCCGCTAGCCAGACTTGAACTGGCGACCTACGCGTTACGAATGCGTTGCTCTACCAACTGAGCTATAGCGGCATTTGTCTCTCGTTTACGGCGTGCAAAATTACAGCTTTATTTGAAACTACAAAAAGAATCCGCCTATTTTTTGAGCTATTTTTATAACAACTTTTGTTTTCGATACTTTTTGTCCCAATTATCAATGATAATTCCGCCTGTGAATAAATTATAAAGTGTTGCATGGTATGACAAAATATATACTAACTTTACCGC